ATTAGGGGGTTAACCCGATTTAATGAAAATAAGGAGGTTGTTGTATTGGAAGGTAAAGTTCTAACCAAAGAAGAATTGGAGAATTTAGCAAGAGAGATGTGTTTTTCCCTAGTTGAAATTGGAATGGATGAAGCAAACAATAAAATTGAGATTTCAAATCAGCAAGATTTTTTAGATTTTCATAAGCATGTGGAGAACAAATTGCTGTTTTATTATTATGATTTTGAAGATAAATCTGATTTCACTTTCCCTAATGAGATCCCTAATGAATACAAATATAGATATCCTGAGCCAATAAGAGCCCGGATGCAGATGAAGATTGATGAATATAAGAAATTAATTGATGAAGCTGATTTTAGTACACCCTCACGCCTAAACCTATTTTACGTAAAAGACGGTTTCTTATTTTATAACTATGCCTTTAATGAAGATCGAGATGATTTACCTGACTATGATTGTCTAGATTATGATGAAATTGCTGAAAATGTAAGACAAGGGTTCTCTGTAGAAGAGCTAGATGAGATGGACAAAAAACATCGTGAAGATATTGAAAAACAAATTCGGGAATTGAAAGAAGTCATTTTTGCAGATCCAAAATTTAAATTAGCTTCAAATTTAAGCAAAAGAAAAGGATATTCAAAAAGATATTTCGAAGGGAAATCAACCTATCTAGAATTGCTAAGATATGCTGGTTATAGATTTCCGATTGATTTTATTGAAGAAATTTATGGTGAGTTTAAGGAAGAAGAAAAGAACTTGCATAAAAAATAATTCATTGGTTCATTTTTTTATTGTAGCAAAAAAAGAGGCGTTCAGATAAGATTGCCTCTTTCCACCAAACTGTATTCACCTTTTTAATTTCTTTAAGGCATCAATATGACTTCTTTTTGTCCCGCATTTTGTTTTCACTGACTCTACTTTTCATTAAATCATTCCTTGATCGAGTTTTTGGTTGATAAACCTCTTTTTGAGGAATTTCCTTATTTCCTTTTCCAATCAACTCCTCAATTCGTTTCATTCTTGATTTGATCCAGCCTATTCCGGCCAAAATAATAATATCCCTATTCTCTTCAAGTTAATTTCAGTTACGCTTTAGAAACCACTGAATTTGTCAGAATTGAGAGTATGAGGTTATAAAAGCCATGGTTATCAGCAAAAGAAATTTTCAACATCATGGAAACTTTTTGTATTATATGTCTTTTTTTTACAATCTATTTATGTTACATTGGTATTGTCAAAAAATGAGCAAAGGAGCCTGTTTACATGAAAAGAAATGTGACGTTTTGGTCAATCGTAGCTATTTTATGTATCTCCCTTTTTGGTTTGATTGGGACAAGCAAAGTAGAGGCAGCGACAGCAATTGTATCGACTCCTGAGACAAAAGCTCTAACATCAGATGATCTTGACGCAAAAAAAGAAGAGATTGCAAAACAAATCAAAATCTATGGTGAAAATGGGGAAGAGATTCATCCTTATACTTTGGAAGAACTGAAAGACATGATTAGACTTACGGGAGAACAACCTGAAGATAATCCAATTAAGGTAACTCGTAAAACATTTAAATCCGGTAGTTTTAACTTTTATTATAACTACTGGCTTGGTGGAGGAACTTACGGTAAAGCTTTTAAAAATCCAATTACTCTTTTTGTTACTCCATCAGGTACAGCTAAACCATTTTCTATAATTATAGTCTATGATAAAAATGGAGGGCCTGGCAGCCAAGCACAAAAAGTCTCTTTACCGGGCGGATGGGTAGGTGAAATGCATTTTAATGTGTACAACATGAAAAGAGGTAAGAAGTATCGCTTCAAATTTGTGAATGATGGAAGCTCGAGCACAAATGTTAAAATAAAGACAGCTTCTTTATGGTATGATTAAATTCTTTTAATCATGTAAAAAAGCAGGCTTACTCATGACCTGCTTTTTCTTGTTTTAAGCTCTCTAGATACTTTTGATGTTCTGTTTCTAGCACTTTAATATCCATTTTAAATACTTCAATATCATATTTCTTTTTTGCTTCTTCAGATAAATTTTTATTTAAATATGCACGAAGTTTTGCTTCATTTTTTGTTTTATCAATACTAATTGATATAGTTGGTTCTGTCTCTCCAATTCCATAACTAATCAAACCAAATTCATCCTTATCCCATGCACTATCCAATATTTGCTCAACGGTTTTTTGATCTAAGTTCGCTCCACTAGATGCTGTATTAAATGTTAATAGACAAGAAGCTAAGACCAAAAATCCAATGATTTTCTTTTGCATCTTTCCACTCCCTCTCCCCTATATTGATATTCCTACCTCCAAGTATATCATACAATACAATATATTGGAAACTCATCCTGGTTTTCAAGTTCTAGGATAGCAAGGCAGCATTCATTTTTGTCTAAAAATAATGGAAAGGATTATTGCTACTCTCCCCCATCACTTTCCTATGCTTTAAGATTAATGATGAACTATCCGTATATTTGAAATTATTGAGCTGGATGAAGAATTTAGAGATTTAGCTCAATACTTATAGACATAAACAAATTAAAAGTATATAATTAATACAAGAAGAGTGAGCAGGGAGTGATGTGGTATGTAATTGAGATCAGTTGATTAGTGTTATACGCCCTAAAGAATATTCAATAGGAGTGTGATTCAATGAAAAATAAATCGAAAATTTTGGAGGAGAAGCATGTTACTACATAATACAGAAGGATATACATTAACAAAAGACATTCAAATCAAAGAAAACGGTCATACATACATTAAGCGAGAAGCATTAAACCGAGCTCTCAACATTGGGGAAGCAGCCTTTGTTGGCAACAGCAGAAACAAGATTAAGAGATTAAGTGAAAAAGAATATATGTTTATTAGAAAAGAACCTGTTTCCAGTGAAAACACTGTTGTTTCAAAAAGACAATTAAATAAATTAAAAATATTGATTGAATATGAATTCGGAGATAATATTTGTCTTTCTTCAGAAGAAAAAGTGAAACACGTTAAATCGATCATCAAGAGGAATCCTTGGATTGAAGATATGTCATCTATTTCTTGTCCATCCGATATGAGTAATGAGGATCTTCACCATTTGCTTGATCAGATTGCAACATACATAACTGAGATTGAATTTTAAACAAATTAAAAATACAGATCACAAAAGGAGGGGTGCGTATTGGACAATCAACAATTTTATACATATAAATTTTATTCTTCACGCCTAAAGGAATTTGGATACAACATTACTCTTTCCTTTCAAGAAGCACAGGAATACAACGAGGTAATTGCCTTATTTGATAATCAAATTTTAAGGTCAATAAGAGATATTAAGAATCAATTCATCGACTATGATCACCTTGAGGCTCTTCAACAAGAAAAAGAACATTTACAAAAACAAGAGCATTCTCAAGAAATCTCTAAAAGATTAAAAGAAATTCAATCAGAAATCAATGAGATGCTTTTCGTGCCAGAATACATAACGATCAAAATGGATCACAACAGCCATTATAGAGACTTACATAAAAATGGATTAATCTTAAATAACAAACGGTTTGTCCGCTTCTCCTCTTCTGCAGGTCAAGCAAGAGTGTCCACTGTCGTATTTATCGAAGAAGAGACATCCAAAAGACTCAATGAAATCCTGGATAACGGAAGAGATTTAAATAAAGCCCTAGTCCCTTCTAAGTTTAATGCTTATAAGGGATTGGCTGGCAGCGCCACTCAAGTAGTTAGCGCTCCCCGGTTTTGTTTAGTCCCTGATTATTATAGCGACACTAAAGTAAAAGTAAACTTTGTAACTGAAACAGATTATGAAGATGATGACATTATCGAAGTTAAAGATATTGTTGAATCATTTAACCGTTTTGATGGTCAAGGCTTGATAAACTATGAAATGGCGAAAAAATGGGCAGATGAATTAGGCTTAGATTATGTGCCTGCACAATGGTGTATCAGACAGAACTTCATCAAAGGAATGCTTAACACCTTCCCAATTCATGATTTTTGTGAAAAAGTCAATAACGGCAATTACAGAATAAGAACTTCATATAAGGACGCAAATGGGAAACCAAAAATTGTTGACTTAAGAGACATCGATGTAATCCTTACCGAAAGCCAATTTAAACTTTGGGACAGCTTCCCTTCTATTGAAGTTTATGAACATAATTGCGAAAAGAACAATTTAAAATGGGGAGTATCACTGCATAGTCCTAAAAAAGATAAAGACATTTTGAAAATGAATTATCAATTTTTGCAGACATTGAACCTTAACAACGAGGACATTGAAAAGATATGTGAGAAGTTTGTAAATTGGATTACTGGTGTTAATTCAGGGGACATATATTACACCATTCTGTTCTTGCTTGGAACTGACATTACAGACGAAAAAATCATGAATTACTTAGAGAAATCTGAAAATCATTGGGTTAAGTCCTTAATCGTAAATCCCCAGTTAATCAATGACAAATACATAAAAAAGAAAATATATGACCTTATGAAAAAGAAAATCCAACGTGGCTGCTTAGGGGATATTATCTTAGACGGAAATTTTCAGACGCTTGTTAGCGATCCCTATGCAATGATGCAGCACGTTTGTGGGTTAGAGGTAACAGGGCTTTTAGGTAAGCGTGAATACTACTCAAATTATTGGAATCAAAAAGGGGTCAAATATGTTGACAGTATGCGTGCTCCCCTCACCTATCGCAGCGAACATTTGATTTTGAATCTAAAACGAAATGAGGATTTGGATTATTGGTACAGATACAATTACACAGGCATCATTGTGAATGTGCATGGATCTGAAACAATGAACTGGGCTGGTAGTGATTTTGACTATGACATTATTGCAACCACGTCCAATGGAACAGTATTAAGAGGAGTTTATAAAGATGAGCTACCAGTTGCATACACCCCTCCCACTTCGACTAAAAAGGTTTTAACAGAGGAAGATTTGTTTAATGCAGACCTGTTTTCGTTTGGTTCAATCATTGGCTCGATTACAAATAAAAGCACGAGTGGATATGCCCTTCTTTCACAATTAGACGTTGATTCTGATGAATATTTGACTACATTGAACCGTGTAAAAATGTGTACGAAATTGCAAAGTGCTCAAATTGACAAAGCAAAAATTGGGAGAGAAGTTAAAGGAATTCCTTCGCGTTGGATCAATTATCAAAAGATCAAAAAAGATGATCCGGAGAAAATAAAACTAGAAAAGGAATTTCACAATAAAATCCTATTGGATAAACATCCCTACTTCTTTATTTATTTGTATAAAGGCACAAAGAACAAGTACAAAAAACATGTCAAAACCTACGATATCACTTGCAAGAAAAGGTTTGGAATTAGTCTTGATGAGCTAAGGAAAGTAAAACGAAAGACAAAAGAGCAACATGAATTCCTTAAGCTATTTGAAAGGTTTAACCCTGTGATTGAAAGCGACTGTGTAATGAATAGGCTATGTAAATACATTGAATCTGTTGATTTTGGTATAAGAAGCATTGTAAACAAGGATATTGACTATGAGATTTACAAGCTTTACATGGATGACACTATTGAATTTGATGAATCGCGTTACAAAAAAATAATGAAGGCATACCAAAAACATAAGAAGAGCATTAATCAATCGTTTTCATTTGGAACAAGTAATGAATCTGATAAGAATCTCTATGATGCAGAGCTATGTAACAATTTCTCAAACTCCCTAGAATTATTCAAGCAAAAGATCAATGATATCTGCTCCAATGTTTATGAAGCAGTTAATTACCTTATTCGCTTATTCTATGTTGATGAGAAGAGCTCCAATAAAGAGATTCTATGGCATTTATACGGCCAATACATATTTGAAAACGTAAAAAGAAAACAAGACAGTTTCTTCCTCCCTGTTTTGGATCAAGATGGCGATATTAATTACCTTAATAAACATTATTCATTAAGAAAGGTGTGTCTATGATAGACAAATTTAAGTTTAAAGAGAAAGAATATGCAGAAGCAATTATTGAAAATGGATTTATTTCAAAGAACCTAAATTATGAACTGAAGCTATTGGCCAAGTATTATAAAGAATTAGGATATAAACCTAAAAAACGAGAAGAACTCCTTTATGATTTCTGTGAAAAAAACATAGAGAATTTTAGCCGGGTGCTATATTACAAAAAAATTAATTCAGTACTCAATCATGCAAGAAAAAAAGAAAATATTTTAATCAATATAGATGAAATTGATATAACCGAGAATGAACTTCGATTTATTGATTCTTTAGATATCAGCCATCAACAAAAAAAGCTCTGCTTTACCCTTCTTGCCTTAGCAAAATTATATTCAACTGTTCAGCACATCAGATACGGTGAGCATACAACAGAACACTATTTTGGTGGAAACAACAAAAGATACAAAGAACTTTTAGATGCTTCTCACACTTCGCTAACTGCCAACAAGCTTCATCAAAACATTGGAGAATTGGCCAAGAAAGACATTGTTGAGATTCGAAACAAAGGATTCATTAAATTAAGTTTTATCTATGGTATTGAACCTGGTGGGGAAACAATTATTAAAATAAGCTCGTTTGACAGCATCGGCCTTTATTACGATCTACACACTGGGCAAAAGAAAGTTAAACCATGCGTTAATTGCCATACTCCATTTAGATTTAAAAGTAACAAATCTAAATACTGCCCTTCTTGTGCATCCGTTATAGCAAAAGAAAAAACAAGGGCAAGAGTAAGAAAATATCGAAATGTAACGCTTTAGAAAAACGCTAAAACCCTTGATATATAAGCGTTTTTGAACCATACATAAATTTTTATTATATGGAAGGATACATAAAATTAAACTTACATTTAGGAGGAAATAAGAATGAATAAAAAAGAACTAATTGGTGCAGTTGCAGAGGCTACAAGACAAACGAAGAAAGATGCGGAATTGGTTGTTGACTCAACATTTGATGTAATCACATCTGCTCTAAAAGATGGTGAAAAAGTTAAAGTGCACGGTTTTGGCAGTTTCGAAGTGCGAGAGCGTGCTGCACGCAAGGGGCGCAACCCTCAATCAGGGGAAGAAATTGAAATCCCAGCAACAAAAGCACCAGCATTTAAAGCTGCTAAAGCTCTTAAAGATGCTATCAAACAATAATTAAAAGGAGAATTATTCTGTTGATTGAGTTTAACTATGATGATTTAGAAAAAGTAATATTAAAAAATGCAAAGAAGCACAATATTACGATTACCAAAGAACAGATCGAGCTTTTCTTCGCCTCAGAGGAAGAGTATATGAGGAGTATTGGGTTAATCCCTTAGAATAATTACTCCTTTTCCCTCCACTTCCATTTGAAGTGGGTCGGATAATAGTCATTTGCGAGGGATCGAGGTTAGATCGATCGTCTGTATCTCTAGGAGACAGGCAAGTGGCTATTATCGGGCTGGATATTGTCGATAAGACCTAAGCGCATAAAGACGGGCGAACCCATCGCAGTCTTATCATGGGGGACAATTAAGCTCACCAATTAATTGCGGTGTACAGCTTCGGCTTGCACTTAAGGGGATTGGATGCGTCTTGTCCCCTTCTAAAAATAATCTATCAGAGATAATGTGTAATAGTTGGCAATATATCAAAATTATATTAAAATCAGTCTATATTCCTAAAAAGGAGTCGATAGAAAATGTCAAAAATCGCACTATTCGAGGCTCTTCCTTTAAGAAATACTATTTCTAAACGTATTCAGGAACTCTGTGACAGTGTTGCATATGTTGAGTATGATAAAGGCGAAGAATACATCAAACCTACAAAAAGTGCAGATCAAATTACATCTGATCTGGAAGAGGCTAGAAAAGATTATCGAGATCTGGTAGTATTAATGTCCGAAGCTAACCTTAATGCTAAAGTTGTATGGGATGAAAAAGAATTGTCTATTACTGAGGCTCTTGAGTTAGCTCAGCAACTTAGAGGTGAAGCTAATAGACTTAAAAGCTACGGCCGTTCTAAAGAAACTGAACGACTATCATCTTACTCTGATGTTATTAGCTATCGTAAAGCAATGTTTGATCCTGAAAAAATGCAATCTAAAGGATTAAAACTTGAAAGAATGGCGAATCGCTTATCAAATGCAATTGAAAAAGCAAATCATAACTATGAAATTGAGTTTGAGGCTGCTGAAAAGTATCTATAAATGCTGGGCTTTTGCCTTAGCTATGAGGGTGAAACTGATTTCACCTTGATAGCTGATGTAAAATCATCAGCACGGAGCATCAGAGAAGTAGAGAGCCGCCTTGGTTTAGAGCGTATCTGAACTGTAATACCGATAAAATTACAACATTTATTTGTAGGATGGGAAACGGATAACGTTTAACAGCTTACGATTTACGTGATTTACGATTTGACGGACGTTAGATATTTAGTGTGGTCATATTTCGATAAAATAACTTTAACTCTGTTCTCTGCTGCTTCACTTTTAGCTCATCTGCCACGTGTAGAAGGAGTTCCTGAAGACGTCTTATAAAGGCGTCTTTTGTTATTTCGGCTTACTTAAATTTTTGCCGATTTAAAGGTTTTGGCTAACCCGTAATCAGCCACATTCCCTGTCGATCCGAAGGCTTGCGTTCCTACGTGAGCTACTTATGTAGGTGAGATGGGGCTTTTATTTTTTGTAAATTCCTTCGGGTGTTTTCCCTCAACACCTATCCGATTTATTCATTTCTTATTATTCCCCTCCATCCCCTCTTTTCGGATTGGCCGATGCTGTCGGATCATCGGACTTCCGAAGGAATTTATTTAAGTTTATATATCAATTAAAAGGAGAACAAGGAGGAAAAATTTATATGGCAAAAGGCAGATCAAGTAAAAAAGTTAATCAAGTGAATTTAAAAGGTTTTTTAGATATGGATTCAATGGAAATAACTGAACAAACAAAAGAAGATGAATACACATATGATTTAAAAGAACGATTATATGAGTTTAATGGGAAAAACGTGTCAATCACGATCAAGGAAGAGAATGAGCTTCCTGTTAAAGAAGCTGAGTAGGATGGTGATTGAATGATCGATCCTATTCAAACGAAGCGCCGCCCTGATGAGAATTTAAAAGAATGGAAAATTAGAATTTGCTCCAATAAAGATGTTTACGATTTAAACTGGGAAGAAATTAAGGAGCTTATTAACAAAGAAACTGGTGAAAATAAAGGAGAATCCGCTTATAGGAAATGGTTCAAAAACTTCATTGAAGGCGTTGAATACCAAAAAGAAAAATCAGCAGATTCAAATGCTGCCTTGATCGAATTAGAAATTAAAAAGCTTGAAGTTATGGAAGAACGAAAGAAACTTCAGGCCGTTAAACATGAATTTCATAAGGAAACACGAATAAAAGGCAGAACAGAACTCCTTTACGAAAATGTATCCCAAGCAATCAAAGAAAACGGCACTCTTCCCCCTCCCTTATTTCAAGCACTGGAAAAGAACGAGAAAAAAAGAGCTGCTGTCCTCGGCTTTGGTGATGAACACTTTGGTAAACAATTTAAAAGTTACAACAATGAATACAACGAGCAAATTTATCTTGAACGTATGAACCAAATTCTCTCTGAGACTATTGAATACATAAAAAAAGAAAGCCTAGATGAATTGGTCGTACTAAATGGTGCTGACAGTGTTGAAGGAATGGCATTACGGGTATCTCAACTGACGGCTTTGCAGTACGGTTTCATTGATCAAGTTATCAAATACTCACGTTATAAGGTTGAGTGGCTTAAAGAACTTTCTAAATACGTAAAGATCAAGTACATACATATCCCTTCTGCTAACCATACAGAGTTAAGATTACATAATTCAAGTCGTTTGGAAATGCCTAAAGAGGATGTTGAGCGTATCATTGCCACATATATTCATGACATGCTTAAAGACAATGAGCGAATTGAAGTTCCGCTTCAAGATGAAGCTATCGTAGACTTCAAATTACTGGAGTTTGAAATTGCAGCTTGTCATGGTCACCAATTAAAAAATAAAAAGAACGCTATTCGTGACATTTCACAGTTGAAGCGAAAATTCTATGATTACTTATATGTATCCCACTTCCACCACGGAAACATGCTTACCGTAGGTGAAGCAGCCACGCATAATATTCAAGTTATTCAACTCCCTTCTGTAATGGGTTCTGACGAGTATAGTGACGGTCTAATGGCGGGTGCTAAAGCTGGAGCTAACCTTTCAATTTATGAGTCTGGTAAAGGCCGGGTTATTCAGTATGATTACATATTAAATTAGATTAAAAGGAGTTGTAAACATGAGCAATGAAAGAGAATCAGCTTTTAATAATTTAGTAACATTGATTTGTAAAGAGTGTGAAAAACACGGTTTTACGTTAAATGAGTTAGAGAGGATTCAACCCCTTGTAAAAAAGTTTTACTACGACAATGCTATTCCTTTTAAGCATTAGAATGATAAAGCCTTTCTCAAAATTAATCGTATATAATGATGAAGATATTGAAGATACATACATAGTTTGATTTGAGAAAAAACTTTAGGAGGATTTAAATGAAACTAAGAAGGTTTTTAATTGAAAAGTTGGCTGGGAACCGACCTGTAGCCCTTAATTTAAAAGTAAATGGAACATTGGATGCAGATAAAACAAAAGAAGGTTTGTTTAAAAATATTAAGTGTATCTGAATAAATCTTTAATTTTATACAGATGAGGATGATGAAGATGGATAAAACAGAAGAAATTGAACTGATGAACAGGCATTTAGAGCAACTTATTAAATTGAAACAGTCCGGCTATAGATGTGATCAGGAGATTAGCAAAGTCTTAGGCAAAATGCATGAATATATGGGAGTTGATAGAAACCAGCAAAAATTTAGCATTGAATCAGGGTATGGTAGCATTGCAGCTTAAGGAAAAATTATCTCAAACTCTGATAGTTTGCAATATGTCAGTTTTAATGATGTAGACCAAGAATTGCAAAGAAGGTTTCGCAACACAACTTCTAAACTTGTTATTGTTGGCGATTCTGATCGAGGAAAAGGTAAAACAACTTTGCTTCTTAGACTATCACAAGAAAATGGTATCCCAGTTATTGTAGGTGTCAACACAATAATTTATGAAAGCAGACTTGCAAGGGAAAAAGGGATTAACTGCACTATATTCTCAGTTAATGACTTAAAAGGTAAAACATTTCCAAACGGAGTCTATCTTGATTGCACTGTTTCAAAAGAACAGTTACAACAAATTAAGAGACAAGGTATTGAAATTAAGGGAGGATTTCATCATGATGATGTCCTCTCTTCTTTAGTTTAAACACCTTTTTAGAACGCCCAGTGATGATTGAAGGTTGCACCCCTCCTTCCTATTGCTGGGCGTTTTATAAAACGTGTTTTTTATTTTGTTTTGTACAATTGGAGGTGAATTAATGGCTACTCAAAAAATTATGTGCTCTTGCTGTGGGAAAGTTCAAGTACCAACTCAGTTTTACAAGTCTGAATCATTATTTACTGCTGCTACTGGGAAGCTGACAGTTTGCAAGACATGTCTTCAAACTGAATACAAAAAAGATCCTGAAAACTTAAAACATGTGCAAAATATTTTACGCATGATTGATCGTCCTTTTATTTATGATATTTGGACAGCTTCAATTGAGGAAGCTAAAACAAAATCTAAGAATGGCGATGCCAATGTTTTTGGTGTTTACATGAAAAACATTGGGATGAAAGATTTCATCTCTAAAAACTGGTCAGACAGTGAATATGATTTTAAAGATGATCAAGAACATACTACAAAAATGCTGCTCGCTAAAAGTAATGAAGATGTAACTCCAGAAGATATTGAGGAGTTTATTCAATTTTGGGGACGCGGTTTATCGGTTGAGGACTATTTGTGGCTTCAAAATGAGTATATTGATTTTACAAATCGGTATGAGTGCGATTCTAAAGGAATGGAACTGCTTATAAATCAAATCTGTCTTACAATGTTGGATATTCGTAAGCGCCGTGAAAATGGAGAGAAAGTCGATCAGCAACAAAAAACACTCCAAGACTTATTGGGTTCAAGTAATTTGAAGCCGGTTCAAGAATCAGGGGCTAGTGGCGTTGAGCAAGAGACCTTCGGAACATTAATAAAGAAATATGAAAACGAAAGGCCAATTCCAGAACCTGAGCCTCGCTGGAAAGATCCTGATAAGATCGGTAAGTACATAAAAGTATTTTTCTTAGGTCACTTATCGAGGATGCTTGGTATCAAGAATGAGTATTCAGAGGAATATTGGAGCGAAATGCAAAAGCACACTGTTGAAGAGCCTGTAGATGACGAAGAAGACGAGGTAACAGAAAATGGCCTCATACAGTAACTTCACAACAGATCGTAAAAAACACAGCAGAGGTATTAACCTCTTCAATAAAGGCAGGAACTTCAACAAGAAATCTAAATCTGAAAGACTAATGGATGGTATTGGTGCTTGGGCTTCTTTTTATCGAGCAAATCCCCATCGTTTTGTAAAAGAATACTTAGGGATAACCCTTAAACTATTTCAATGTATTTTGATTTACATGATGGTACATAACCATTATTTTATGTATTTAGCTAGTCGTGGACAGGGTAAAACTTGGTTAACGTCGGTGTACTGCTGTGTTCAAGCCATACTATTTCCTGGCACAAAGATAGTCATTGCTTCAGGAACTAAAGGACAAGCAAGAGAAGTTATTGAAAAGATTGATGATTTGCGAAAAGAGTCTCAGAATTTAAGACGAGAAATTGAGGACTTAAAAACTTCAACTAATGACGCAAGGGTTGAATTCCATAATGGTAGTTGGATTAAAATTGTTGCATCAAACGACGGAGCTCGCTCAAAACGTGCAAACCTTTTGATTGTGGACGAGTTCAGAATGGTCGATTTTGAGATCATCAGCAAAGTATTGAGAAAGTTTCTTACCGCTCCAAGGTCTCCAAAATATCTTGAAAAAGAAGAATATGCTCATCTAAAAGAACGAAACAAAGAAATTTACTTATCATCCTGTTGGTATAAGGTTCACTGGTCATATAATAGATTTGTCACCTATTTTAATGCAATGATGAAAGGATCAAAATATTTTGTATGTGGTCTTCCTTATCAAATTGCCATTAAAGAAGGATTGCTTGATAAAGATCAAGTAAAAGACGAAATGTCTGAAGAGGACTTTGACCCAATTGGCTGGTCAATGGAAATGGAAGCATTGTGGTTTGGAGAATCAGAAAAAGCTTATTTTAAATTTGAAGATCTCGAAAAAAATCGAAAACTCGCCTCTCCCCTATTTCCACCTGATTATTATGACCTCATTAAAGATTCAAATTTTAAATTTGAAAATAAAAAACCTGGTGAAGTAAGGTTAATTAGCAACGACATTGCTGGCATGGCTGGTAAAGATAATGACGCCAGTGTTTACACTATTTTTAGATTAATTCCAAATTCGAATGGTTATGATAGACACATTGTTTATATGGAGAGCATAGTTGGTGGACACACAGGTTCACAAGCAACAAGGATAAGACAATTATTTGAAGATTATGCATGTGACTATATTGTTCTAGATACTCAAAGCATTGGTCTAGGTGTATATGATGCTCTTTGTCAGCCTCTATATGATAAAGAAAGAGCTAAAGAATATGAACCACTCTCTTGTATCAATGACGAAAAAATGGCTGAACGTTGCACGTATCAAAATGCCGAAAAACTCATTTACAGCATAAAAGGTAACGCTCAGTTAAATAGTGAGATTGCAGTTCTTCTTAAAGACGGATTTAAACGAGGAAAAATTAAAATCCCTATAAATGAAAATGAAGGTCGAGAGTATTTGAAGCGATTCAAGGGATACGAAGCCTTACCAGAAGAAACCAAGGCCAAATTTGTCTCATCTTATGTTCAAATCACCTTGTTGATCAATGAAATGATAAACCTTGAAGCTGAATACAGTGATAACGGACAAATCAAGCTAAAAGAACCTAAGAGCAAACGAAAAGACAGATATAGCTCCGTGGCTTATGGGAATTATGTTGCTACCCTTTTAGAACGAAAACTCAACAAACAAACAGAATATGACATTGATGATGACCTTGTCTACTTTTAAAAGAAATGAGGTGAAGTATGACTGATATTAAAAAAATCGATATTGAATCGGAGGAGTACAAAAAGCTGCTGAACGATTACAGCACCTATGTGTCTACTTTTGCATCTGGCTTTGTTTCTAACTTATTTTCTCAAGGTATTATAAGCGAAGTAGATGCAAAGCAGTTAAAAGAATATTTTTCTGATCCTGATGAATTTCAGGAAGAGATAGAAGATCTTGCTCAATATTTCTATATTTCAACCGCTGAGATTCATCAACTATTTGAGTTAATTGAAGCCCTCCCCACTTTGAATTATAAAATTGATTCCTTTACGAAAAGTAAGTCCTCTGATAAACACATATCCCTTTTAAATAAAGCCCTCCATAGAGTAAAGCATAAAAGATTAACACGCGACTTGCTAAAACAAACTGCAGCAGCAGGAACACTCGTTGGAATTTGGCTAGGAGACGATAAATCCCCCTACCCTTTTGTGTTCGACAGCGTTAAATATGTTTTTCCAGCTTTCAGAAGAAACGGTGATTGGGTTTGTTTAATCGATATGGAGTATTTTAGCAACATTAAAGAGGACTATAGAAAAGAGCTGCTAAACAGCTTTTCCCCTTTCATTAAGAATTCCGATTATGAAAACTTCCTTCAAGATCGTGAGAAATACAGATACAAGGAACTTCCTCAAGAACGGACATTTCCACTTCGAACTGGAACATTAAAAAGAAATCAGGGATTAGGTACATCATGGGTTACACCAGGATTGTATGATGTTCTACATAAAAAGAAACTCAAAGATGTTGAAAGGGCAATTGCTAATAAAATCATTAATGCAGTTGCGGTTTTAACTATCGGGACTGATAAGGGAAAAGGTGAATACACAAACCTTAAACTTCCAAAGGCAGTAAAACAAAAAGTACACTCTGGAGTTAAAACTGCTTTAGAAAAAAACAATAAAGATGGGGTTACAGTTGTTTCAATCCCCGACTTTGCAAGTTTAGCATTCCCAGATGTGAAAGCTGATGGATTAGACGGAGCGAAGTTTGATCATATCAACAGTGACATACAATCCGCTTATGGTTTATCAGGTTCTCTGTTAAATGGTGAGGGTGGCAACTATGCAACGTCCTCATTAAACTTAGATACCTTTTACAAAAGAATTGGCGTCTTAATGGAGGAAGTTGAACAAGAAGTATATCAAAAACTCTTTAACCTTATCCTTCCTGCAGGTCAAAAAGATAATTATTACATGAACTATGACAAAGATAAGCCTTTAACTCTTAAAGAAAAGATGGACATTCTCATTAAGCTTAATGATAAAGGATGGTCAATTAAACATGTTATCGACAACATTGCAGGCGTATCATGGGAAAGTTATTTGGAACAAACTTTATATGAAACAGATGAGTTAAATCTTCAAGATAAGATAAGGCCTTATCAAACATCCTATACATATACAGGCAATGAAGTTGGACACCCTGTTGTAGATGAGAGCACTAATGAAAACACTATTAAATCTGCAACATCAAATGGAAACATTCTACCAGAATAATTTGAGCGTGTTTTGAAAGGAGGTGAAGAAACGTTTGACCAAAGAACAAAAGAAAAAAATTTTTCAATTGCAGCTTAATGAGATAAAGAAAACAGATGATCCCACAAAACTCCCCTGCACTTTTATCATTTTTGACTTTGAGACATCTCATAACAATACAGTGATTTCTAAGGAAGTTGCCTTGGACGCCTCCCCTACAATTATCAATAAGCCTATTGTTGCAAAATATCATGAGGTTGAAGGAATCAATACAGCTACTGACGCTCTTGGATCGCATGAAGCATATTTAGGCACTGATAAACACGGTGAACTTGAAGTTAAGACAGATACTACCCCAATCGGAGTGTTTACTTCTGAAGGATACATTATGGAGATCGATACCGCAGAAGGGAAAAAAGAAGTTTTGGCCGCAGATGCAGTTTTATGGAGTTCGCGATTCAGTGATGCATGTGAACTTTTGTTGGAATGGTATTCGCGGGGCATCAATATAAACACAAGCTGTGAAATTCTATATTCAAATTACTCTGTTAAAGATGGAATTGAGTACATTGAAACGCCCATTTATTTAGAAGGTCACGCAATCTTGAACTCTGAAAAGCGTGGTGAATACGATGTCGTCCTCCCCGCTTACGATTCCTCTCGATTGGTGAGCTTTAATGAGATGCAAAAATTTGAGAAATTAGTAGCACAAGCCGCTATTCAAGAAAAACAAAAGGAAGGTGAAAAAGTGGATAAATTCAAAAAGGTTTTTGAATTATCACATTCAGACATAAGATCACTTATCTATAATCAGCTTGATCCAACTCTTGAATCAAACGAGGAATCATATATTGCTGATGTGTATGATACATACTTTATTGTAAACATTTATAGCTGGTCTGAAGATAATTCTTACGACAAATATTACAAAGTTAACTACACCAAAAATGGGGATACTTTGACAATTGATTTGGACTCTAAAACTGAAGTCTTCTTAAAAAGAAATTGGGAAGAAGTTGTCCCCGAAGATATCCAAAGTCAACTGAATGAGAAAAACAAAAAAATTTCAGAGCTCTCCGAGCAATTTAATGAAATCAAGGAGAGTAAAGCTAAGCTTGAAGAGCAGTTTAATGCAGCAAGCGAAAAACTCGTTCAGTTAAATTCTGCTGTAGAAGAGCTAAAACCGTTCAAAGAAAAACATGAAAAAGCAGAGTTCGAAAAAAGAATCCAAGAAAAGAAAGAATTCTATAAATCTAAATTTGAAGCTCTCAATGCTGAAGAAAAATTTGAAACTGAAGAAGTTCAAAATCTTATTCTGGCATCTGCTAAAGAAAACGAAGAAACCGATAAAGCAGTTCTTCAATTGAATTCAATGTTGGTTGATCTTGTAGATCATGCAACTGATCAAGATAGAATTTTTATTAGAGAGATGTCCAGCAAACGTGAAAAATTACTAAAAGATGACGATTCATTTGAATCACGATATTCATCTTAAAAAATAAAATGGAGGATTTATAAATGGCTACTAGACTACAAACTGCCCTAACAGAGGTAGGCACCCACACTACTGGTAACTTGAATTCATTAAAAATCAAAACTCTTGCTCACGGTGCTAAGGTGTCTGGATCAGATATCGATAACTTTATGCTTGTGGAACTAGGTTTTGATGAAGAAGGAAACCGCATTGTAAAAAAACTTTCCGACAAAAAGCACAGAGCTTATTTAATTGCAGCTCCAGAAGTTCGTTATTTAGGCGAGTCCTTGACTGATTTCTATAATGCTAAAGGTGAACATGCTCGTATCGTTATTTTGGAACCAGGATACACACGTTTTGATGTTTCTGCTTTTTCTTTGAATGAAGGCGTCAAAGAAGTTAAACGAGGACAAGTGGCTCACTTTGATATTAAAACTGAAAAATACATTTTAAGTGACCCCGCTTCACCACATGCTGACTTTGCAGACTCTTCTGCTAAATTCCTTGTTGTAAACAGCGAGGATGATCTCCAATACACAATGGGACAAAAGCTCGTACGTCTCGAAGTAATCACAGGATCAGAAACAGGATTAGTCCCAGGAACAAGTGTAGAAACTCAAACTAAAGCCGTAGACATTGGTGATTAATACATAAATTTGAACAAACACTTATTTGAAAAGGAGTACATTATATGAAACTTGACACTGTGAAAATTAAAGGCTTATTCAGCCGTGTGGTTAACAATAAAATGAAAGCCACAGATAAATCAGATATCGAAACTTATATTAAAAAAGTATTTGGTGATGGAACTGTTACTCCTGATCCTTCCATGTTGCATCAGTTTAATACACTTGTTGTTCAACAAGCTGATGAGATCGCAAAACCGATGGTAACGAATCTTCTTTCGCTATTTGCAAATCTCGAACAAGAGAAGCCTGGGAATCTAAAACTAATCAGAATCCCTAAGAAAAACAAAGCAAAAGTGATTTGGTCTGCTAGTGGATCAGGCGTAGATCTGGTTCGAGTTGAAGGTCGGGAGAATGTACCTGCTGTTCCTCAAACCCTATCTACTGGTTTTTACTACGAGCCACTTGATCTTGTAACTGATTCTGTTGAGTACTTCAACAAATTAGTTAATGATATTGCCAATGCAAAAGTTCGTTTGTATTTGGATAATATTCATCAATTAACTGCGGCTGCCATTGCTAAAGGAAAAATCCCACCAAAAAACGTTTCTGTTGGTTCAAACCTAACACTAAAAAAATACAGTGAAGTTGCCTCTGTTCTTCAACGTTATGGAGGTAGACCGGTATTCATCGCCGATTCCCTACTCATTGATTACTTTGCTTTCCAACAATCTACAGATTCTACATATAAAAACCTTCTAACTGATGGCATTAAAAATGAACTTTTGACTGCCTTAAACCCTGCTACAATTGGAAGAACCACTGCAGTAAACCTCATAAACCCATTTACTGATGCAACTAACTCAAAAGTTGAACTTCCTGTAAATAAAGGTTACATGTTTGCTGGTGGTGTATCACAAAAACCATTTTCAATTGTTGAGTATGGTGGACTTCGCCAATATACAGAACAGGATATCGAAGACGAAAGAGTCAAAATGAAAATTGCTCAATCTGCTTCTGTCAACCTTCTGTTTGGTGAGGCAATTGGAATTATCGAGGAGCAAGCAGCAGTATCTATTTAAGGATTTAAATATAACAATAAGGATTTATTAGGAGGAAGAAATGGCTGAAACAGTTAAATTGGCTCGATATAGAAACACTTCTTATTTTGTTGGAGACACTGGAGATGGCACACATAAACAATACACCTGGGCAGGAAGCAAAAACGGTAAGGCTGACATTAAAGAAGTGCCAAAAGAGGTCGTTGAATGGTTGACAATGAACAGCGTCTGCTTTGATAAAGGTGAATTGGTTATTGTCGATGAAGATGACTCAACAAAAGAACTTAAAGAATCTATTGTTGATGCAGAGACATATTCAAATAACACCCACACAAAAGAAGAAATCACAAAAATGATCAAAACAGGTAACATTGCACAAATGAAAAGTAAACTTGAAAAGATAACAGTTGACTCGGAAAAACAGTTTGTTATTGATGTTGCCTCTGAATTCAGTGATGATATTCCTGCTGGGAAACTTAAAGCATTAGCTGAATGGATGGGTGTCGAAGATCCTTCCTTGCTTTTTGACTAGGAGGTTCAATAATGACTTCTTATGATGAAATTTGGGAGTTTTTCTTGCTAAACTGCAAAACGTCTGATATCAATTTACCCACAGACGAAACGCTAATTTATAAGTCTATAAGGAATGCAGTTCTTCGATTCAACAATCGACTTCGCGACAAAAAAATAAAGTGTAACGATGAAACCGAAACGGTAAATAGAGTAATGAACGAGGATGATTTATTGATTCTCGTTCATTATTTACGTCTAATTTTTTTAACTAATGAACAGACTTTTTTCCAGACAACATGGCAGCCATTTGCAAAAGACGTTGGCGTTACTAACTATGGTACACAAATCAATTCATTAGGAAAGTCTATCGAAGAGCAAAAAGCAGAAATTGATCGCCTCATTATGAATACAGAGGTGGACTATTTATGAGCAATAAAAGTGTTTTTCAACCCTTTGATGAAGGACAAGCACCTTTCTCATTACAAGAGCACTGCGTAAGATTAAGCAAGAAAAACAACTCAGTTCTTTATAAAGTAGAGCAACATCTAAATAAGAAAATGCTTGCTGATGCAGAACTGGCTGAAATTCGTGAAATCATTTTGGACGTGAGTGCTGAAATCGTAAGATTAGGTCAATACCTATCCGGTGATTTAAATGAAGGACTTTAGAAATTATTATCAGATTGATGCTAATAAAAAAATTGAACATGATGGAAAATTGATTTTTCAGGCTGGTCTAAAAGGATTTCAATCCGAGACTGTATCAATTGACGGGAAAGAATCGATACAGTGTTTGATTACCTCGAAGTATTCCAATGGTGATGGAATGACTAAATACATTCTTGGACTGCCCGAAGATATCTATATTGGAGGAGTTGTTAAATGGGGTACTGAGCAATGGTTAATCAGTACATTCCCAAGCTTTAATAAAATTTATAAAAAAGCAGAAATTAGACTGTGCAACTCCTCAATAAAGATCACCGCTAATGACAAATGGATTGATTCAGACAAGATAAGCGAAGTTACTGGAAAACCAATCAAAGTTAAAGTGCCTGGAGAGGTTATTGAAATCCCCTGCATTTTTGAACGATCCACATCTATAAATGGGACTGACCTTGCTGTGAACCTCCCTGACGGCCAAGCGAACATCACAATTCCAAATGTAAATAACGACAAAATTAAAATTGGGCTCCTCCTCTCTTTCTTTGGTGAGGATTATCTTGTTAATGACATTGATTACTCTAAGGTTTATGGAGATCACGGCACAATAAAATTAATTGCTAAAAAGAAAGTCAGAGGTGATGGTAGTGCATGAGCAATATGGTTGAACACATGACCAAGATTTTCAGAACATTGATTAATGATTCTGAGCTCAACAGGCTTCTGTATTATAAGGACAACCCCCTCTCCCCTGACCTCCCTGATGTTCAGGACTTAGAAGGCTATGAAGTCGAAACAACTGTTGAAGAAGATGGAAAAGTCCGCATTATCCCCCCTATTTTCAAGACAATCTTCAAAAGAGCTCCCAAAACCGATGACATTACTGAATCACCAATCTGTAGAGTATGCATGTATTTGGGAAGTGGCTTATCAAAGCCCTCGAATCAAAGCTATTTGCTTATGGATCAAGACCTTCATATTGATGTCTACACTCATATTGAGACATATGAAGAAAATGAATTTAGATCTTTAAAAATTTTGGACAGGTTATCTGAGCTTCTTTTCAATAAAAATATCGCTGGCTTCGGAAAGGCTATGGCTCCTAAAAGAATGCTGATCGGAAACCCACCTGCTGGGTATTTGGGTTATAAAATGATTTTCACATTCGGAGCAATGAAATGAACGAAAATTCTCAAGAACTATTTATCTTAGGTATCCCCGTTGACACTCCTATTGGTAAGTGCCATTTCCTCAAAATGAAGGATTACAACGACTATGCGGCATACCTGAACTTAATAAAGATGAGCAAAAATGAGATTGTTTATAGATATAGCCAGCTTAATAAAAACGGTGAATTAAACGAGCTTATTGAAGAAATGAAGAAGCTGCCTCTTTTTGATATCGTTAATCAATTACCAAATTTCAATGAGGCTTATTCTGAAGTGTTCCAAAAGGTCTTCCAGAATGAGGATATATTTGAATTAATTGATCGAGATAATTTCATTTCAATAAGAAAACTCATTATAGAAATGCACTGTCTCAAAGAAGAAAAGATTAGTCCAAATCCAGAAGTTCAACGAAGAATCGAGCAAAGCAAAAGGTTAAAAAGACAAGAACAAGAGCTGCTTGAAGTGTATGACATGATTAGTTCAATTATGGCCTTTACAGGTGTCCCATACAAAGAAATTGCAGAGATGACAATGTATCAAATGTATATGACCTTTTATCGCATTGATAGGATCAAGGATTACGATACATCTATTTTATTTGCAACAGTATCCCCTGAAGCAGGTAAAAATATTAAACACTGGAGTGAACATGTTGACCTCTTTAAAGAAGAGAGTCATGCACTGACAGATGAACAAGTCAAAAACTTAAAAAGGTTGTTTCAAGGCTGATTAATCATCAGTCTTTTTTTATTTAAATTCAAGGAGGATATTTAATGACCAAAAAAACAGTTATTCATGATACAGCAGATGTCTATTGGAAAAGAAAATCCGATGGACATGTAATTTCTGCTGCCGAAGCTCAATTGGCTTCTATTTCTCAATCAATTTCAGAAGAAGAGTTAAAAGGTGGTATTGGAAACAAAACTCTTTATCTCCTTCGTTCTGATAAGTCAATTGATGCAAAAGTTAAAAATGCATTCTTTGACATGGAATTCATGGCAATGACTCAAGGGGTTGCAATTGAAGAAAACAAATTCAATGTATTTGAACGCGAAGATGTAACAGTTGATACAGATAAGACAGTTAAACTACAGAAAACTCCTGTTGGTACGGTATCACTTAAAAACAGCAAAGGTGCAGCTGTACAAGCTGAAATTAAAGATGGCGTAGTTGCGGTTCCTGAAGATTTTGCTAAAGAGGGAGATGTACTAACTGCAGTATACAAAGTTGAAGTAACTGGTGAAACAGTAGAAATCAACACGAACAAATTCTCTGAAATGTACGAGCTTGAATATCACACTATCGAGTATGATCCAGATACTGGTGTGGTTTATAGTGACCTCTATATTCAATTCGACAAGGTTGCACCATCTGGAGAATTTGAAATGTCTCTTGAGAACGGCTCTGCTTATACACCAGAGCTTTCATTTAAAGTTCTTGCAGCAGACAGCAAAGGTAAAATTGGTAGGTTCGCACGAGTGCCTCGAACTGAAACCAACACACCTGTAACTCCTCCCCCATCTCCAGATACAGGAACCCAAACAAAAGCTGTAGATATTGGTGACTAATAATCAAAATTCAAAACATAAATAAGGAGAGATTCTATTATGGCAGAACAATTTCTAAACGAAAGTAACGGAGTATTCACTTCTGCAGAGAACGATGGCACAGGTAAACCAGTAACTCCCGTATATCTGAAAGATAACAGTGAGGACAATCCATTATACATTAAAGGAATGCAGGGTGAACCTGGTCCACAGGGGCCAAAAGGTGATAAAGGTGATAAGGGAGATAAAGGTGACAAAGGCGATCCGGCTGTTATTGAAGAAAAAAGCATTACTCATGAAATGCTTGGTGACAACATTGTCAGAAGTAACAATATTGGCACCGGCAGCGTAATGCTGGTTAACTTAAACAGCGAAGTAAAGGCCGTTTTAGATGGTTTACAAAAGCAAATCGATGAGTTGAAAGGCGGAACATCTAGTTAACTAAAAGTACTATCCGATTACTGAAAATAATGACGAGGGGACTTCTCCCCTCTTCTTTTTTATTTCAATAAAATACAAGTTTTATACAAATCAATGTAAGGAGGCTGTAGATGTCAGTTTGCGATTATAAGAAATTGCCTCGAAAAATTGAACCCTTAGTTACCCCCTTCACCTTTCACGATTCCGTCACTGAAGCCGGGGAAGGAGAAAAATTCATTGTTGGGTCACATCGAACACTAACAGTAGAGATTACAGGTGACTGCACTTCAAGAGAAGTTAAGTTTTATGCTGTCACTCAAGATGCGAAAAAGATCACTCTTGAAGGAATAAACTCTTCTAATCACATGTTTGGCGCTAGTACACTTGGCATTGATGAAATTTGGGAGTTCGACATTGCTGGGAAGACCGCAGTTCTACTTGAAGTGACAAAGATTAATGGTGGTTCAATTACCATCAAAGGAAATGCGGTGACATAACGATGGATAATCTCTCAAGAGCACAGAACAAAGAAAATGAAATTAAGATTGAAAACCTTAAAGGGACGTTTTCTGGTTTCGAAAAACACAGTCTTGATGTAGAAAAAGAATTAAAGTCAACAATCGATCAGCTTACAGACTTGATGAATTATCACATAAATAATAAATCAAACCCTCATAATGTTACATCAGAGCAAGTCACGATCATTAGTGACCCATCACCATTTCAAGATGCTTCTTACTCTGGAGATAACTATCCAATGGGAATTTCAACATTTCATCTATCATCGGGTTCAGTTGGTTATCCAAGTTCCTATGGCGAGTGTTTAAATATAAAGACAACTAAATACCGATTCGCTCAGTTTTTCTTTCATGCTGGAAATCGTGATGATCCAAGAATTTATCTTCGTCATTGGTATCCATCTTCAGGATGGACAGAATTCATTACTGTCCCCTCTTCTTCTGATTTAGATTCTGCTTTAGCTGCTGCAAAAGCTTATACAGATGATCATGCGAATAACAAAGAAAATCCACATTCAGTTACAAAAGCTCAGGTCGGCCTCGGAAACGTTGATAACATACAGCAGGCAGCAAAGTCCGACTTTGATAAACACGATTCAGATAACACACGTCATATCACTTCTGATGAACGAAAAAAATGGAACGCTGCTCAACTCTTTAAAATAACAGCCGATTCGGGCACGCAAAAAATAAACCTTACATCTGGAACGTTTTATGATGCTTTGAAGGACGTCGGAACTGTCTCTTTTTTTGGTACGAACGCTGTTACAGATTCCCCCTCCAAGAGTAGTCTTAGAGGAATGCAGTTAGTAGGACAAGCTGGAATAGGCATGGGATATGCCGCAGATGCAAGTGGCAATGCCTGGTGGTTTTACTATAACGGAAATCAGACGGCAATTAACTGGATTCCTATAGAATCGACTACAGGAGCTCAAGCGAAGGTAGACGCACATGCCAATAATACAACTGTACACATTACTTCTGCAGAACGTGAAAAGTGGAATAACTCTCAGCTATACAAAATAACTGGTGACAACGGAACCCGTACAAAATTGGCGGATGGAACGGACTTGATAACTTTACCCACTGGTTTTTATTATGCGTCAGGTACCCAAGTGAAAAACAATCCTGCACCAAATGATGCCTCTTGGTTTAATTATGATGTAGTTGAGACTGGAATGGGTAGAAGAACAATATTTGCATGGCGTAGTTATGATAATACTCTATGGCACGCAACCACTCACACGGATGGGGTTTTTAAAGGCTGGAAAAGAGTTCTTACGGATGTAGACATATCTGCAACTTGGAATATGGTTACTTTAATCAATGGAGCACAACAAGACTCTACTTATCCTTTTAAATTCTCTGTAGTAAATAACGTAATCTGGTTAAGAGGATCATTTGGATCTTTACCTGCCATTGGAACTAACATTGCAAAGTTTGCCAATGCCCCTACCCAATTGGTTGATTTGGTTGTCCCTACTGTTGGCTCTTATGGAACAGCTCGATTTGCTTTTACTACAGAAGGATATCTTCGTTATGACGGGGTAAACGCTAATGATCCTGCTAGTGTAACTAGGGTTTCCTTTAATCTTGGAATTCCGTTATGGTAAGGAGGGATTAAGATGCATGTTCTTTTTTATGATGAGAATTTCAAATATGCTGGTGAAGGTGACATCGATGTTAACCTTGAAGCTGGCGAAAAACTTCCGCCTAATTGTACATCAACTTTATCTTCCGGTAATTTAATCGATCCTAAATACGATCCAGAAAAAGACAAGTGGGTCGAAGCAGCTACACCAGAATATATCGAGCAAATAAAACCGTCTAAACCTGCACCAAGTGAATTGGAATTATTGAAAAAACAAAACGCACTACTCTCCTATCAGTTAGCTCAGGTTCAAGCAGAAATTGAAAAATTGAAAGGTAGCGTCGCATCATGAAGTATCCTGATTATGCTACGATTAAACAATTTTATGATTGGGGCTGCTATGAAGACGATTCTATTATGAGAGATTACGTTGAGTGGGGTCATATTACTCCTGCTGAGTATGAAGAAATTACAGGCAGAAGTTATGATAAACCGTTCATTAATGTCAGTGTGGATTTAGGAATGTGTGTGACACCTTAAGAGGTGTTTTTATTTTGGATTTAGAAGGAGGAAACATGATGACAACGCAAAAATTAACGCTCAGTCATATTAAAGAGGATAATAAAAAATACAACGAGAAGCAAAGAATTGAATTGAATAATCAATTTCACACTTATATTTATCCGAATTTCGATCCAACAAGGATAAACAAGATGATTAAAACTCTTATTAGTGACTATGTTGAGATCCAGTCGAAAAAAGGAGTTAAAACTGATTTGGGCGCTGGAGATCTAGCTTATCTCTATACAGTTATTGAATTTAGTGATATTGCTGATATGCCTAAGACTTTAACAGCTAAGGTTAAAATGCTTGAAGAAGTTGCTAAATCCGAGCATATCAGAACTATTCATGATTCATTCCCTGAAGAAAGTTTAAAAAAAGTTGAAGATGCTGCTAATGGTTTTGTTGAGTTTATATCAAGAGCAGCAGATAAAAATGCAGACAAAATAAATGAAGATATCCTAAAAAAAGTTGAAGAGCTTACTCAAGAGGACAGCTAATGGCGACTTATAAAGATCTCGCCATTTTAGTTCAGAAAGGAGCTTTAAAGGCCATCCAACAGTCAAATAGCAGCACAAAGCAAACGTTAATCAAAACAGGACAAGACCATGTTGAAAAAGATGTTTACGACGTATACGATCCCCTCGTTTATGAAAGAACTCATGAGTTAAAAAGCTCCTTCGTAACTGAAGATGAAGTAAACGGGATCTCATTGGATAATATTCGCGAAGATGATGGCCGTGACGTTGCAACGATTGTTGAAACTGGGCAAGGTTATCAGTTCCCTGATGAACATGGTTATGGATATGGAAAACCAAGACCTTTCATGGCTAACACTGCTGAAGCTTTAAAGGATGGCCGCTTAGTTGAAGCTGTGTCCAAGGATGTGAACAGGCTCGGATATAAGACAATAAAATAGTCGGTGGTGGATTAATGGCAAAAGAAATTAAGAAAAATATGATACGCCCCCGTGCAAAGAAGCTGCCTGAAGTTACTGATGAAATGTGGTCTCAGGTTGATGAAGAGCACAGAAATTTAACACAAGAATTTTTGGACGCTCACTCATTCCGTGATAAAACAAGAAAACAGTACACCTCCTCCCTTCGGCAATTCTTCTGGTGGGTGCATAATTCTCTAAATGGAAAAAAATTATACAAAATCACAAAACGTGACTTCATTAGGTATCAAAGTTTCCTAAAAAATAGAGGTATGTCTTCTAGTGGTATTGCGCTTAAAAAAGCTGGTGTTTCTTCTTTAAACAACTATATTGAAAACGTCGTGGCTGAAGATGATGACAATTATAAAACATTCAGGAACTTTACTCGTGGCCTCCCTGCTATTCCTAAGACAGTCACTTATGAGAAAGTAAAGATTACATATGAAGACTATCAAACAATGATGAATGCGCTTGAAGAAGATGAGAATTATTTAGGAATGGCCTGGCTTGCAACTGCTTTTAACGTAGGAGCTAGGAGAGCTGAAATTATTCAGTTTAAGACAGAAATCTTAGATTACCCTATCCCTGACGGACAACCCTATGTGTTGTCGCATAAAGTGTTTGGTAAAGGTAGTGGTGAAGGCAAGGTATTGGAATATATGATTAACACCGAAACTCTAAGATATTTAAAGCTGTGGCACGAAAAACGTGGATATGACCACGAATACCTCTTTACCACTACATACGGTGGACAACCAAAACAAATGTCAGAAACGTGGGCTGATTATTTTTGTTCCGATGTTTTATCAGACATTCTTGGCCGCAGAATTAACCCTCACCTTTTTAAAGCCTCTTGTATCACCTACTTACTCGAAGTCAAGAAAATCAAGATTGAACTTGTCAGCAAATACATTGCTCAACACGAGGATGTTTCCACTACAATCAAACATTATGATCTTCGTGACTTTAAAGAAGAAAAGAATCAAATATTTATGTAAAATCACTCTTTTATTCAAAATCAAGATCCCTTTCATGAGGGGTTTTGCTTTTGCGTGAAATAAAAATTTTGTAAAAAAAGAAGGTATTTCCTCCTATTCTGTCGAATCGATTATTCATCAAGTTTTGGGAGGATCAAATGATTAAACCAGATTTTAGCAAATTTAACAATCTATCAAATAATATTAAAGCTTCTGATTCAGAAAAAGTTTGGAGAGAGTTTCTCCTCGCATCTTTTAACTTTGTAAATCACTGTTCTTATAAAGTTAATGAAGATGAGCTGTCAGAAATAACAAAAAGCCTACAGAACTGGATTCAGAGAAGGCGGTACAATCAATATAAGGAAAGGAACAATATAGTAACACCACAACAAGGGGAAATCTTTTTAGCCGATTTAGGGCTAAATTTTGAATTTGCTTATTGTCATCCTGTTCTAATTCTCGATGAAATTGAAAACAAATTGATCGTGTTGCCTGTTACATCAAGTCCCGACAAAGTGAAAGATGCTTTTCATCCAATAACAAATCCTTCTGGACTTAAACGTTACAGGAGGGTCACTCCTGCTGATGGATTTGAATCTGAATCAGCTATTGTAATGGATGAATTGAGGATTATAAGTAAAGGGCGATTATTGAATAAGATATCCTCTTTGAATGAAGATATTTATTTAGTGGGATCAATTTTTCAAGAAGTGATTGAAACTTCCTTTTCATTGCTTTATAGCCTACAGTATCAAAAAATCAATGATATGGAACAAGAAATTGCTGAACTAAGAGATGAAATAAAGGTTTTAAAAGAAAAAAACCATCAAGTTTAAAACAACCATTGACAAAATATAAACTTAGATGTATTATAATAGTAACAAAAATGTTAATCGCTTTTTAAGAGTGCATCCTTACAGAGATGCACCGATTAATAACCAATCCCACTTAATAATAAGTGGGATTTTTACTTATTGTCCACTTAAAACGTACTCTCCACAAAGGAGACGATTGGTGGATTGAAGAGATGAAAATGAAATAATTGAGATTCGGTTATAAGTGAGTTAATCCCATCTTCCTTCCAACCGAACTACAGAACTATTTGAACTACACTCCCCCCACCTTTCAGTGGGGGTTTTGTCTTATGTGGATTACCTTTTACTTCGTTTAATAATACGATGAATCATTAAAGCACAAACAAATATGGAAAATAAAACTGTTAATACTACATTACTTAAACCATATAAAGAATTAAGAAGCAATACTGTGATAATATACAATATCAAAAATATGTAAAACACTTATCGATATTTCCCCTCTCTTACTAGTTTTGTACCAACGACAAGAAAAGAGCTGATGTTTGTTATTTTATAGTCCATCTATTAATGCTAAAAGTTCTGGGTCATTAATTTTAAAAATCATAAATTGAATATAATCAATTTTGTTTGTATCAGGGAAATGACAAGTGGTTATGGTAAAGTTCGTAGCATGTTTTCCTAACAGTCCAGCAATACGCAAGGCGATATCTACATTTTCAAAGTCAATATTAAAGCTTGCATAATCTTGGTCGGCATAATAGTCTTTTATTTTTGAATCCTTAGGATTTGGTGGGTTTGACATAGCATTTAGGGTAACCTTGAATTTTTCAGGGTCAAAATTAATCAATGTTAAACCTCCTGCATTTTGGTAATTAAAGTATAGCACATCTCAGTCTTCAGTTTTATCTTCCCCTTTAAAATTTTCCACATTTGCCCGATAATAGATTCGAGGTGAACATGGTGGAATTTAGTGAAATCGTTAAAGATCAGTTGGCAACAGCAAAATTAAGAAAATTAACCAAGTTTATTCGAAAAGAGTTTCCTGCAAAGGGGCAACCCCATTCCGAACAAGAGCGAAAGTATGAGGCTCTTAAAAAGTTAAGTGATAATGATCTTTCCTCTGGAATAGCTCGGATGGTGCGAATTGAATCGAGTTTTGATCATTCGAAATTTGCTGCGCTTTTTGTTGTGATATTGACCTTATTATTTGGTGCATTCAAAGTTGTATTCGTTGATGACAAACAACCTCTTGGGAGTGGAGTTTACTTCACATTCACGGTGTTTGCAGTTTCATTGATTTTCATTGCTGTTGGATTGGATAAAAGAGACATGACAACAGCCAGTTACTTTAAAGCATTGCTTGAGCAAGCTAAGGCTGATAAAACGGATGAAAAAGAGATTGAAAAAGACACCCCTACTCCCCAAATACGGTCTAATAATCGTATTGAAGTAAACGCTCAAACAGGTTGGCTATTTTGGAAAAAAGATAATTATAAACAAGCGAAGGATTTGGACGAGGTTTTACTGAATTGGGCGGATGAAGAAGTAATTAAGTATATTAACGATTACTTTGGTTATTGGACAAATAATAGCAAAAAAGCTGAATTACAAAGAATTAGGGGCTTAGATTTAGACATAATTATATTGGGAATTGGAAGGATGAAAGAAATCGAGGAGTCTTCTGATAACTCGAAAATAATTCCCGGATTGAGTGCAGGCTCTGTTTTGTTAGTTACCCAAATTTCAATTTACTATAGATTTATTTCCGATCCTTACTGGTTAGGCTGGAGCTTAATGTTATCTTTTGTTGTCTATTGTTTATTATTGTTTGGTATCAAAAGAGGCATTAATTATCGTTCACAAGCAGCTCAATATAGAAGTTTATTAGAACAAGTGAAATCTGAAATGGAGAAGGCATCCTAATGGGTGTCTTTTTTATTTTGAAATTGTAGGTGAATTACCCAACATTTTTCTGTAAAATTAATTTAAAGGAGTGTCAGGATGGAAAACTTCGTAGCAATTTTAATTTTTACTTTACCAGGATTACTGAGTTATTTTTGGATTCAACTTTTCGGATTACATCCAGCAAGTAAACATATAAACTTTGAGATAGCAGCTATAAGCGCGATTTTATGGTTCCCTGTTGGCATGGTTGTGCTAGGCATTTATCAGCTAACAGCAATGATTGTAAATGCAAATTCAGTAAATAATCCTTGGTTATCAGTTCGTACTCTAAGTGACGTTCTTGAATTATCAAATAATATTGGTTTCCTGGTTTACTTTGTTTTGTTCAGTGTTATCTTCAGTTTTCTTTTTTCTTGGTTCGTGTCAAGGTTCGGTTACAGATGGATGATCAGATTAGTGAATGTTGTGAGGAGAGGAAGTGGAACTGCTGAACTTTCAGGAACATCAACTGTTTGGAATGAGACTTTTCTTAAAAATGATGCTCAGCTCGTTTCATTTAGAAAAATTGATAATCCTGATGAAGTAATCTATGGAGAAATAAAAAAAGTGTCCAGACCTGTGGAATTAGAAAGAAACCTACTGCTCACTAATATAGATAAATGGACAAAAGTTTTAAAAGATAATAAAGATGTTGAGGTAGCCAACATCTTTATTGATACTAAGACAGGTTTTATTATTTCTATCTACGATACAGATTCCGCAATGGCAGCTTATAATAAAATTTATGAAACCGAAGAAAATGAAAATTAATTCTTAGGCTTTGGTTCCCTTTTTATTAGCAAAGGTTTATCGGCTGAATTTTGCGCATGTCTTGGTGTGTTCATTGCATTCTCAGTCGGTCTACTATCTGGTCTAATTTCTGCTGCTCTGTTATCTGGTCTTTTTTCCATAACAATCTCTCCTCGTTTGGTAATCATTCTAATCGTACCACAATTTAGGGAGGTTTTCCCTCCCCCTCTTTAAAATTTTCCATTTGTGTACGATAATCACTATGAGGTGATTTTTCAATGAGTGCTGATGAATATTATAAAAAATATTTAGAAGAGAGTTTAATTAAGCTCAAAACCCCAGAACTCATAAAATTTATTAAAAGAGAATTTCCTGAAGAGGTGAATTATAACCATGAGGTTCACCAAAAGAAAATTGAAATTTTGAAATCCCTATCTACAACAGACTTATCGGCAGCTATCGCTAGACTATCTAGAATTGAGCGAAAGTTTGATCATACTAAATTATGGACTATAGGCGCTGTTTTTATTGGTACAGCTCTTGTTAATTTACAAATCTTATTTAAAGTAAACCTTACAAAAATTTCTGAGGAAAATTATATTAATTGTTTATTGTATGGTATTGCTGCCTTAACAGTGTGTTATATCATGTATAGGGGCATCAGAAAGGATAAGAAAATATCAGATACAGCAGCATATTTAAAGGACTTGATTGAACAGGTTAAATCAGATAAGTAACATTTTAAGCTGAAAAAGAAAAGGCATCTTAATGGTGTCTTTTAATTTTGAAATTGCAGGTGGAAAACCCATGAAAAAATATGAAGTTTTAGAAATATTTGAGGAGGTTCTTGAAGAATGGTTTTTCGCTGAATCGGCTCTCATAAGCCAATGCGGAGATGATTGTGATGAACTTGAAAGGAGAGAAAAATTGTTTAGGCAGCGTTTTATTGAGGCGTTGAATAAAGAATAACCATTGCCCCCTCTGTTTGATTTCTGTAGATGAAGATGAAAAGAATACCGTCATTTTAAATGACAGTATTAAAAGTTTAAAAGACTTGTCGGTTAAACCGACAGTGGGTGTAGTTTAAATCGACACCCTTCCCTTCTGCTCAAGATAAAGATCTATGAAAGGAAAATTGGGCTGTGTTTATTCTTTCTCAACGTACTATAAAGCTCCCTCACTGAAAAAGCGAGGGAGCTTAAATTAGAGAGCTTTATTTAACTCATGTTTAATCCAAAGTTCGAAGTATTGAGTCGCCTCATCTTCACTTAAATCTTTACTTGTTATTGAAAATATCTTACAACCAAATGGATCGATTTTTGAAAACCTCAAAGGCGGCTCATCCATTGTATGATCCTGAAAGTTAAAGTAAACGTCCCAAACATCAACATCTAGTCTCTTTAATCCTACTGCTTCAAGATCTAATCCCTTTTTATTGTAACTAATATGTAGATGTTGCGTTTCATCATAATTCATTAGGAAACCCTCCCTTTAGAAAATGATATGATGTTTTTTCATGTTAGGCGGCACATGGTAATGAAGTTTATAGGGGCCTCCTGTCTTAACTGGATAATAATCTAATCTGAAAATTGGTTTTCCAGTAGATTTTAAACGAACCTGAATAATTCTGCCACCACCACCGGGGCCATCGATCTTATATTTACTAGGCGCTTTTAAAGCTTTTTGGACATATGGCCTCGCAATCGCCCAACCTTTTTTCATCCCAGATCTGCCAACTTTGCTAATTAAGACCCTTAAGGCAGCAGCAACTATTGGTATCCACATCGGTTTTATCTCTGCTTCCTTAACTTCTTGTTTAGCTAGTTCTTGTTCTAGTTCCTGAAATACCGGATCTGCTATCAAAAAATCAAATTCTTTTTCAAACTCTTCATTATTCAAGCTTTGAATTTCTGTTTTATTAAGAGTGGAAATTAAAGATATGCCATCAAAGCTTTTCTGTCCAATATCATTCAATGTATTGAAAGTTGAGGTGGAATTTACGTCCTGCTCCTCTTTCCCCCCTTCAATTGCTTGTGATAATGGACTCAGAACATTCATAAACAACGCAAAGATCAAAAGTGAGACAATAGTTTTAATAAACTTTTTTGCCATATTCGACCTCCTAATCAATTGTTTTCATTCCAAATATATCAATATATGGAACGAGAATCAACAGTCGATTTTACTTTAATTAGTCAAATATTGCGTGCATAGTGTTTCTCTTCTGTTCAAGATAAACATTCCTGTGGAAGAAAATTGTGGTATACTGTAGGCATATTGTTTGATGAGGTGGTTTGGTGTGTTTACTGCGTTTTTGATTATTTCTGGCTTTATTATTTTCTTTTTAATTGGGTTTATAGGGATGAACAAACAAAAGGAAGATGAAAAGAAACGAAAAGAAATAAAAAAAAAGTGATCGAAGAAATCTTGAGCAGTTCGATTTAGATTTTTCTCCAAATAAATCGTATATAAATCCTGACGGGAAAATGAAAATCGCCTTCAACTCAGAAAAAGAGTTATTTAAAATATATAGAATGTCTCCAAATGGGATGATTCATGATATTGCTATTCCATTTGATAAAATTGTGGATTCAGAAATACTCATTGATGACGCAACGATTATGAAAGCTTCACGGGGTCAACAAGTAGCTGGAGCTTTAATTGGAGGCGCAATTGCTGGTGGAGTTGGAGCAATTATAGGAGTAAGCTCCCCGGATACCACAAGCATAAACACCGTGAAAAGAGTTCGGTTAAAGATTACAAATGAAGATTTTGAAAATCCAGTTTATTATATTGACTTCCTCCCTACCCGAGATAAATTAAACCGAAGAATTGATAAAGGGTGGAACAAAGATGACTCCACTGTGTCCTATGCATTAAAGAAAGCTGAATATTGGCAAGGTGTTCTGGAATTAGCCATACGAAAAACAAATCAAGTCGCTCATTAATTGTTTGTGTCATACTTGTGGGTATCTGATGAATAAGGTGGTTCAATATGATTTTATTATTTATTATAGGTATTCCTATTGTGTTAGCTTTGGTTTGGGCTTTCGTCTCAGATGGTAAATTAATTGATCATCAAACATTACGCAAAAACACAATGGAAAATATTAAAGACGACAATTATTCAAGAGTATTCACTTCGAGTGAATATGCGTCAAAAATATTTTTTGATGAGAAAAAGAAGAAATTTAAAATCGCGAATATTTCTTTAGAGGATTTAAACGACAAAAATGTCTCCCCTACTATAAAGGAATATTCGTTTGATGACATTGCAGATGTGGAGATAGTTATTGATAATAAAACATTAACAAAGGTATCTAAAGGTGAAACCGCCTTAGGTGCAACTATTGGTGGTGCTGTTGGCGGTGGTGTCGGTGCTATCATAGGTGGAGGTACAGCTTCGAGTTCAGCACAAGAATTTATAAAATCCATACATCTCAGAATTACAGTCGAAGATTACGATAATCCATACCATGATATTGCATTTTTTAGTGGAGTTTTTTATGACCCCGATTTAAAAACAGCGCACAAAAAAAGCTCTCCAGAAGTACAAAAAGCAATAAAAGAAATTGACACATGGTTTAGATATTTTAAATTGGCCATGCGTGATGCTGCAAAAGTCGCTCATTAAATTGGGCGACTTTTTTTAATTATTCAATCGTTCCTCTAATGCATGAATCCTTCTTTCAAGCTCAGAGAACTTCTTGTCGTTGTATCTATGGTCACTTTCGATGTTCTTATTGATTAGTTTAAGCATGGACATGATTTCTTCAGGCTCATTTTCCTCTATGCGCGCTAATGTTTTATCGATTGTATCTAAACGCTCATTTACGCTTTTAAAGCCTTCCCTCATTTCCTTTTGCATTTCATGAATAGCTTGCAAAACTTGATTATCCATTCCATTCACTTCTTTCTATTGAGTATATCATCATTGTAACAGTTTTTGTTTAATCGTTCTTGGGAGTATCCTTGATGTGCTCTAGCAAATCTGAGACGTTACAATTGAGAACACTGCACATTCTATCCAAAGCTTCGATGTTAATAGCTTTTACTTTATCTTTATCATCTAATTGCTCATTATTTACCCATTTACTTATTGTATTAGGTCTAATCTCAGTCTTTCTTGATAACCAATACATTGTTTTATTCTGTTCATCTAGAACCTTGTCAAGCTTAAATCGAATCAAACTCTATCACCTCTTTTCTATAATAGCACAAATCCCAAAAAATAAAAACATAAGTTTAACTATTGACGTTAAACCATAAATGTTATATCATTTGTTTAACTAATTGAGTTTAACTTAATACGATAAGTTTCACAAAATTAGATTGGCCTACATGTGTCCAAGCAAAAAATTAGTGGCATTGTAGCGAGCTAAGGAGGAGTAGATAGTGTGTAAAAATCATGTGTACGGGACAATCCAATTGGAAGTTTCCAGAGCATCACTTTCAAACAAAAAAGATTTGGCTGTTTTAGAGTCATACTACGCCATTTCAGATGAAAGAGTTGATTTGAGTGAATTAACTCTTGTACACAAGAATGGAAAAAGATTAGGAACAGTAAAGGTACATAATGTAAAAATATCTTGGGATGAATTTGGTAAAGGGGAGTATCGAAAATGAATCAATTTGAAAAAGTATTTAACTACCAAGGACACAATGTTAGAACATTAACAGATGATGGTGAAATCTGGTTTGTCGCGAAAGATGTCTGCGATGTTTTAGGGATTAAAAACGCCACCCAAGCAGTATCAAAATTGGAGGATGATGAACGGGCTATGTTCAACATAGGGCGTCAGGGTAACACAAATATCGTGAATGAACCCGGTCTATACACTTTGATTCTCGGCAGCCGTAAACCAGAAGCAAAACAGTTCAAAAGATGGGTAACACACGAAGTCCTTCCTTCAATAAGAATGAATGGAATGTATGTAGCAGATGATGCGACTAGAGAACAAAAATTATTCAATTATGACATGCTCGAAGAAACCTTTTCTAACTGCGGGATTGAGAATCTACATGATCTATACAAGGAATGCATTGCTTATTATAAAGAAAATAAAATTCGTTTAGATTATAAACGATCTTCAAAGCATCGAAGACAAGATAAGAAAAAGTCCGTAACTGATTCACGTATTGAAGTGATGAGAAAAATTGAAATTGTATTAACTGAGCGGGAATTGAGGTATAAGAAAAATTTAAATTTTGCATTTGTTTCTGTGGTATCTGATTTACTGAAAAAAATTGCGTTAGACATTAAATCTATTAAACACAACAAGACACGAGGTAAGTTGGCTAAAAGCAAAGCGATTTAATTTATATTTACTAAAAGGGACTGGTGACAAAAATGAACAAATACGTTAATCACTTGACATTGACTATAGCCGCTTGCCAAATAACACATGGAAACTCAGAAGATGAAGCTAAACAATTTACCGAATATGACCTTTTGGATTTTGGTGAATTTGAAGAGCTGAAAGAAATAACATTAACCAATTTTGACGGTGATAAGATTACCCTTCAAGCCTCTAATATGGGGCTTGAAATTGAGGATACGGAAGAAATTGATGAAGAAGATGAACTGCTATACATAAAATAAGTGATTTTCTTGACTCTGCTTGAATGCAGAGTTTTTTATTTCCGCTTCTCCCCCACTCTCTCCTCTTTGAAAGGATGTGATTATTAGTTGAGTCAACAATTGAAAATTGTAGTGACACCTGTTGCAGATACTTCTACTCAATCGGTTGAACAAATCAACAAGCAGCTTAAAACATTACAATCTAAGTTAAACTCCCTTCAGCTCAAAACAAACATTGATGCTGCCGCATTAAAAACCCTCAAAGAATTCTCTTCTGCAGTTGAAACATATCAAAAAAATCTTAAGAATTACAATCAGACAGTCAAAGAAACACAAACAGTCATTAAGAATGCTGACGGAACGACTGAAAAGATAATCCAGCAGCATAAAAAGAATGGTGAAATACTTCAGCGAGAAATCAAAACAATTGATAACCGCAATCAAAAGATTCGCCAAGAAGCTCAAGAAACAGCAAAGTTAACATCTGAAATTCAGAAGCTCGGCCAAGTTCAAAAGATAATTGAACGTCAAAATGCTCAAGGTGTAAAAACAGGATCAACTCAGAAAAATCGTGATAATTTCAAGGACATTACCTATAACCTTGACCAAAATGGTAATGTCAAGAGCTCTACTACTGTTACAAATCTGGATCAGCAGAGGAAAGCAATTGATCAACTTCGAGCAAGTTTGCAAAAACTTAGAGAGCAAGGACAACTTTCAGAAGTCACCCTCTCCTCTCTTGGTCGAAGAATAAATTTAGCTCAATCAGATGAGCAGATCGAAGCACTAAGAGCTAAGCTTAAGATGCTTGATGATAAATCTTCGGCCGTTGCAAAGACTAAAGAGCTTGAACGACAGCTTGAACTTTATAGAAGACAAGCTCAAGTAAATACTCAAAATTTGCAAAACAGATATGGTAACTCATTAAGTAATGCAAGCAATCAGCAGATTCAACAGTATTTGAATTCAGTTAATCAGCTAACTGCAAGAACTCCCAATTTGAGAAATCAGATGGCAAGTCTTAATATGCAATTCAGAGAAATGTCATCCAATATTGCTGCTACAACACGACAGACGATGAGTTTCGGTGAACAACTACAAGTGAGTTTCTCTCGCATACCTGTGTGGGCTGCTGGAATGACCATGTTTTATGCACCGCTTCGGGGTTTACAAAATATAGTTGATCAAGTCATCCAAATTGATACAATCATGACTGAAATTCGTCGGGTTATGGATGAGCCTGATTACAAATTTAATGAGATGCTGCAAGAAGCAGTTGAAACTGGAGATCAGCTCTCGAACAAAATTACAGACATCCTTCAAATGACAAGCTCTTTCGGAAGAATGGGTTTTGATGAGTCTGAATTGGGTAATATCACAAAAACTGCTGAAGTACTTCAAAACGTATCAGATCTGTCAGTAGATGAGACAGTTAATACTTTAACAAGTGCAATGTTGAACTTTAATGTTGCTGCTGAAGATTCGATTTCTATTGCCGATTAACATTAGTCGCCTACCTTAGCAATGAGGTATGGAAAACTCAGTGAACCCTATTGCTCAGGGGTGTGTCCTTAAACAAAGGATGCTAACGGTGAAACTCTAAGGGTGAAATCCTATGACAATACCGTGCCAAGCCTATTTTTAGGAAGGTGTAACGACTAACCTTAATGGTGTAGAGCAGACAGATTATGAGCTACTGCTCGAAGTGCTGAGCATCCCTTTGGGATGAAGATATAGTCTAGTCCCCTACTTAAATATCGGGAAACCGAGGGTATAATTTCGAAATTAAATGAAGTCGATAACAACTATGCGGTAACAACACAAGATCTAGCGAACTCCATTAGGAAGGCTGGCGCGACCGCTTCAACCTTTTCGGTGGATTTAAACGATTTAATCGGATATACCACAGCAGTGGCCAGTACCACTCGTGAATCTGGTAACATAGTGGGGAATGCATTAAAAACAATTTTCGCAAGGATCGGAAACAATGAAAGTTCTATAAAAGCTTTAGATCAAATTGGAATCTCCGTCAAAAAAGCTGGAGGAGAAGCCAAAAGTTCAAGTGAACTAATCGAAGAAGTTGCCAATAAATGGAACTCATTAAGCGATGCTCAAAAACAAAATACAAGTATTGGTGTAGCAGGCATTTATCAGCTTTCTCGATTAATCAATAGTCGCCTAGTTAAGTAATTAGCTAGTGAAAAGTCAGTGAACCTAAGTTAGGGTGTAATGTGATCGCTTAGATTTAAGTAGGAAATGACTTATTAATCACATTGCTAACAGGGAAAATCTAAGTCAGAGTTGATATGATGACCCTGTGCCAAGTGTTTGCATCATGCTGCGAAGTACATGCAAATGAAGGTGCAACGACCATCCCTTTTGGGAGTAGTTTGCAGGTGAAATTCCTGCTTACGAAGCGCTGGCTGCCCTTTAGTTAAAAAAGAGGCAAAGATATGGTCTACTCCGTTTAAATATTCCGAAAGGAACGGTACAAAGGTTAACGCTTTAATGAACAACTTCTCGATTGCTCAAGATTCAGCAACTACAGCCGCCCGATCGACCGGGAGTGCATGGAAAGAACAGGAAAAATATTCAGACAGCCTACAAGCTAGAATCAACCGCCTATCAAACGCATGGACAGAACTTAGTTTAGCTGCGGGTGATGCGGTAATTTCAGATGGAATTGTTGCGCTAACAGAATCCCTAAAGGGTCTCGTCCAAGTTGGAGCAGATATTACAAAGACAATCGGCTTTCTTCCACAGGTGTTGGGAGCAGCCACTACGGCTTTTTTGCTCTTCAATTCCACCCTAAGAACAAGCACTTTGGCAAGCGGTAGACAGTTAATTGAATTATTTTCAACTTTGCCCGCTCGCATAAGGACTTTTTCTATTTCGACTGTTACTGCCAGGACATCTATCGAAGCATTAAAGATATCCTTTGCAACACTTGGTACAACAGCTAAAGCTGCAGGAGCTTTTCTTGCTGGTGCAGCTCTTCCTATTGCTGCTTTCATGGCTATAGGCTTTGCTATCGAAAAAATCGTATCAGCATTTTCAGAAGCTAAGCAAAAGCAAGAGGAATTTGAAGAGTCCCAAAAGAAAAGCGTTGAAGCTATAACAACCAACAAAGAACAAACTGATCAACTTATCAAAAAATATCAGGAACTTCAAAAAGCAAAAGATAAAGGTACCCTTTCCGCTGATCAAGAACAAGAATACCTTCAAGTGACACAACAATTGGCTCAGACGTTTCCAAATTTGATCTCAGGCTATAATGACCAAGGCAGTGCCATCATTAAAAACAATGATGCATTAAAAGAAGCAATCGAATATACAAAACAACTTGCCGATTTAAATAAAGAAGACATAAGGAACAACTCAAAGAAAACATTTGAGGATAGCTTAAACAATATTCAAAAACTGAAGGACGAAATAAAATCGTACCAACAGATATCCAAGCAAATGGACAAGATGAGCGATCCGAAAAATAGAAACTTCTTTGATACAATCACGAATCCCTTTATGTCTGATTTGGATTATAAAAATGAAGCAAATAAATACGAAAAAGAAGCTATTCGTGCACAGCAAGATCTGTCCAGTGTTGCAGCTAAAATACGTGAAGATGTTCTTCAAACCATTGATGCTTTTAATAAGGCCAAGATCAACCCAGAGGTTACAAAATCACTCAAAGATGCTTTCAATTCTATAGATTTCACAAAACTTGAACCGGAAGAACTTGATTCCTTTTCACGACGCGTTGCTTCTTTAATGGATGATATCCAAAACGCTTTGGAGAAAGGTGATAAAAATGCCTTTGAAAAAGCGAACTCCGGTCTTCAGGAACTTCTAAAAACATATGGATCAGGAAAGTCAGAAATTGATAAATTTGCTCTTTCCTATGATGATCTGAAAGATTCAATTAATTCAACTAAAGATGCTGCTAAATCAGCAAAAGTTACTTGGGATGAAAATGGCGAAGGTGTAAATGAATTAACTGGAGAAGTTGAAGATTTAAGTCAAAAACTTAAAGATGCCAAAGGTGATTTAGAAGCAACCTTAAACATTATTGAAGAGTTAATCGACTCCAAACAAAGTGATTATGCTGCATCCACGCTTCAACAAGAGGGTTATGATGAAGTAGCTGATAAAGTTTCTATTTATAATGACCTTCTTGAAAAAATGGCTGAAGGAAAAAGTATATCAGCCGCTGAAGCAATGAAACTTATTCAAAAAGAAAAAAGTTTGAGTAAGGCAATTAAAGTAGAAAATGGCATGGTTCATATTAACCGCCAAGCTGTAATAAAAAGCAGAGATGAATTCATAAAAGCTTATAAAGACAAAATAAATGCCGTCAAGCAATTAATATTAGCTCAAGCCAATGAATTCACATCTATGATGCCTAAAGATGGATCTAAAGATCCGATTAAAGTTAACTCTTTAAAAGAAGCTAAGGAACAACTTGCTGAATTTAAAAAAACATATGAGGAAGCCCTAAAAAACATAAATCACGGTGGCATTCAACATATAAGTGGAGCAAAGGAAAACTACGAAAATTACAAGAAATTTGTAGATAGCCTTGAAAACATTGAAAAGATTTCTGAAATCACTTCTACTTCTCTAGATGAAGTCGGAACCTCTCTTGAAACATACTCAGACGAACAAGAAAAAGCCAGTAAAGAAACCGAGAAATCCAAATACGTCGTTGATAAATACAAAGAAGCACTTGAAAAAGTAAACGCGGAAATCGAGAAATTCAACAAACAAACCAACGACTATCCGAAATGGTCGCAAAAATATCGCGATGCGATCAATAAGGAAATCAAAGCATTAGAACGTAAGAAAAAGCTAATGCAAGATCAGATCAAGTTGCTTAAACAGCAAATCAAATCTGGTTACATTCCTCAAACTGGACTTGTTAGTTCCTCTTCCTCTTCTGGATCATCATCTGGTTCTTATTATTCTGGTGGTTCATATTCAGGTAAGTATTCTTCTTACATCAATGCTGCAGCAAGTAAATACGGTGTTGATCCAGCTCTAATTGCCGCGATTATTAAACAGGAATCTGGATTTAATCCAAAAGCTCGTTCTGGCGTTGGAGCAATGGGCTTAATGCAACTCATGCCTGGTACTGCTAAGAGCCTTGGTGTAAACAATGCGTATGATCCTTATCAAAACATCATGGGCGGTACAAAATATATCGCTCAGATGCTCAATAAATTTGGCGGCAACATCGAAAAAGCGCTGGCTGCTTATAATGCGGGGCCGGGTAACGTTATTAAATATGGAGGTATCCCTCCTTTCAAAGAAACACAAAATTACGTTAAGATCATTCTTTCTAACTACAATAAGAGCTTATCAACTGCGACATCAAAAATCGCTAATTACTATACAAGCGCAAATGGATTCAGAGTAAGCTCAAAGTTTGGCCAAAAAGAAAGTGGTCTCCGCTCCTCCCCCCACAAAGGATTAGACTTAGCAGCTAAAGCAGGTACTCCTGTTAAAGCTTTGAAAGCTGGGAAAGTCATTACCGCTGCCTATTCTAAAACAGCAGGTAACTGGGTTGTCATTCAACAGGATGATGGGACAGTTGCAAAATACATGCACATGCAGAAAGGCCTTAAAGTCAAAAAAGGCGATGTTGTATCTGCTGGTCAAACAATAGGTAAAGTCGGAAGCACTGGGCATTCAACAGGAAATCACCTTCATTTACAGATTGAGCAGAACGGAATACCAATCGATCCAGAAAAGTACATGAAAGGTTTGACGTCTGACCTATCTCAATCTGAAGCTGAAAGACAACAGGCTATTGCCCAAGCAAAGTCTGATCTAATCGGTCTACAAGGTGATTTAGACTCAGTAAATGATCAAATTCAAGAGCTCCAATATGAATTAGTTCAATCTAAGCTCGATGAATTTGATAAACGCAAATCAGATTTAGAAGTTAAGATTGCTAAAAACGAATCCTTAGCTAAACACTACCTCACCGACAGCAAAGAGTTCCGTAAATACACTAACGAGCAAAAGAAAGCTGTCGATGAGCAGCGGAAAATTCAACAGGAAAAGCTCAATTGGATTAACAAAGAGCTTAAAACAAACAAAAAGCTCAACTATGCTCAACGTGATCAGCTTAGAGAAGAACTGAAACAGGCCAAATTAGATTTAATCTCCCTTGAGGATCAAGTCAGAGAGCTACAAGGTCAGCTTGTTCAATCTAAAGTTGATCAAGTGCTCAACAACATCGAGAAATCAGTCAAGAAAACTGAGGGTAAGCTTAAAGATGTTGATATCAAGATTCAGATGACTGAGGATGACAATCAAAAAGTCAAGTACTACAGTCAGCAAGTAAAATTGATTCAACAGCAACAAGCTGAAGCCAAAAAGTACATCAAACAGCTTGAGGAACAGAAAAAGGCAGCTAAAGGTTTTCCTGATATCCAGAAACAAATCACAGAGGAAATTGAAAACTGGAAAGATAAACAAAAGGACTACAACCTTGAGCTTTATAACACCAAGAAGTCCATTAAGGATATTTACAAATCACTTGCAGATGAAGTCGTTTCTATTTATAAAGAAATGTACGAAAAGATGCGTGATATTGAACTTGAAGCCCATCGAAAAGCAACTCAAAACATCATTGATGAAATTGACAAAGAAGACGATGAAGCCAAGTTCCAGAAGTCCCTTAAAGAGAAACAGGAATCCATTCAGGAAACAAAAGATCAAATCAATAAGCTGTCTTTAGATGATTCTGATGAAGCCAAAGCAAAATTAAAGGATTTGGATAAACAGCTTCAGGAACAAGAGCAAGACCTTGAAGAGTTTCTGAAAGATCGTGAAAACACGAAACGAAAGGAAGCACTCCAAGATCAGCTTGAAAAAGATGAAGAATCAATCAACAAAAAGTATGATGACCTTGTTAATGATGATCGAGCCTTTAAGGAACTTGAGAAAAAACTTTTGGATGGTAAGATAACCGATATTGCTAAACAGCTTAATGAATTCACTAAGTTCATCAACAGCAACATGGATTCCATCGGTAAGAGTATTTCAAACAACCTTATCGATAAACTTAAAGAAGCTTCCAATGCTTTAAATGTCGTGATTGCCGGAAATAAAACTGGCAAGAAGGTTTCCTCTTTTGATGTTGGTGGGTATACCGGAAAATGGGGAAGCTCAGGAAAGCTTGCTATGCTTCATGAGCAAGAGCTTGTATTGAACAAATCTGATACAAGCAATGTCCTGAAAATTGTTGAGCTGACTAGAAACATCTTCGGAGACATTCCAACAAAAGCTACGCTCCCTTCCCCTTTTACTGCACCTAATCAAACGACAAGCAATCAAACAATCAATATTAACTTTAACGTGGATAAAATGACTGGTTCTAAGGCTGATGCAGAGAAATTCTTAGGAGAAGTGTATAACATTGCATCAGCTAGAGGAGTGAAAATTTAGAGTCGGCAAAATTTGTCGGCTCTTTCTTTTTAGAAAGGATGTGAGAAACATCAGTGATAAGAGAGAGCCGTTACTTTTTCTTCGGAGATAGAAAATCAACAGATATGGGGATTGAAAATGTCAATACTGAAGGCGGTTTAGTTGAAGAAACATTTCTAGCTACCTCTTCAATAAACGAGACAACCATAAAAGGAAATGACACTCCCTTTTATGAAGGAAAAAAACGCGATCCTAAACAATTCAACCTTAATTTTTATATTGTAGATTACTGGAATGATAAAAGACTCGCTGACATTAAACGATGGCTGGATGTTGATACATACCAGCCTTTATCTTTCAGTGAAAACTTAGACATCGTTTATTATGCTATGCCTGTTGATACAAATGATTTAGTTCATAACGCAAGCAAAGAGGGCTATGTCAGGTTAACAATGCGATGCGATTCCCCTTATGCCTACAGTAGATCGATAACCACTCCATTGTACGATGCTTCTAAGGAAGACATTACAATTGAAATCAACAATAAAGGTGAATGCACCATTGTTCCATCGTTTAAAATTCAAAAGATCGGTAAAGGCGATGTTCAAATTGAAAATCTAAGTAACTTCTCCTCCCCTTCTAAGTTTGTTGATCTTGATGATGGAGAAATCATTGCAGTTACTGGTGAAAAAGAAATCGTTGATTCATCGAAATATGGTGATGAGCGTTACGACAATTTTAATGAAGAATACCTTCAACTCGGCTATGGAATGAACCGGATTAGAGTGACAGGCAGATGTAAAATTCTTTTCAACTATAGATTCAAATATCGTTAGGAGGTGGCAGTACTGTTTCAAGAAGTATCAAGATCATTCAATTTATTAAAGCCCAAACTTTCCCTAGCCAAAGCAAATAAAAAGAAAATCGCCAACCTGGTTGATGTCTCAAACGTTAATTTGACTATAAAGTTAGGCGAAATTAATGAGCTTTCCTTCACTGTGCCTTTGAAAATTGAGATAGACAAACAATGGGTTAAGAACCCCCATCTAAAGAGATTAAAGCTCCGTAGACTGGTGAAATTGTCTGCCTATAATTTCAAGGATGAGTGGTTTATCATCAAAACTAAGCAAAAATCAGGGGCAGAAAATGAATCAGTTACATTTACTTGTATGTCTTTGGCTCATCAATTAAGCTACCGGAAAGTCAGAAGGTACGAAGTCACTTCCTATAACATGAAACAGGTAACTGATGATTGTTTTGCAAATACGAACTGGAAAGCCGGGTATATCAATCCACTATTCAATGAAAAATTCAGGAGTTTTGATATCACATCATCAACCAAGTTAGATTTTCTAATGAAAATTTGTGAAACGTTTGAAGCTGTTCCGGTGTTTGACACTATAGAAAAAAAGGTTCATTTCTATACTGAAGATGAAGTATCAAAATATAAAGGAATGAGAATTAAGTACGGCCAATACTTAGATACCATTGAAGATACTGAGGAACTTGAAGAAGTTTGCACTAGGCTTTATGTGACTGGTAAAGATGATCTTTCAATTAACGCGGCCAATCCAACTGGACAAGCATACATTGAAGATTTTACATACTACCTCTACCCTTTTGAACGAGATAAAGATCGAAATGTAATATCTCATAGCTATGAGATGAGTGATGAATTATGTCATGCAATTCTTGACTTTAATAAGTTTATCGATTCTCAAACAGAATCGTTCTCCTCCCTTCTTGCTCGACAAACTGAAGAAGAAAAGAAATTGGCCAAATTGAAAGCTCAAAAGGCGCAGCTTGATTTAGAGCTTCAAGTTATTTTGGATAAGATTGTAGTCGCAACTGAAGCGAAAGATCCCACTGCTGAATTGATTAAAGAAAGAGATACAAAAGAAGCAGAGATTGCAGCTAAAAAGGATGAAATCAAAGCCGAAGAGAAGCTGCTTACCGATATTCAAGATAAAATTACACTTTTAAAGGGAAAGTTGACTCTCGAAAGTCATCTTAGTGATGAACTCAAAGAAGAGTTGGCTGAGTTTATCAATGAACAAGAATGGTCAAATGACAACCTTTATGATGAAACTGATCTTTATGAAGCTGGTCTGGAGGAAATGAAGAAACGAAATACCCCACCAGTCAATATCACAATGAGTATTGTAAACTTCTTTGGCATCATAAGTGAACATCAAAACTGGAATCGGCTTTCTATTGGAGATATTATTCGAGTTCAACACGACCGTTTAGGCATCGATGTTAAAACAAAAGTAATCGAAATGAGTTTTGATTTTGAATCCAATAAAATCAATTTGACTATTTCAAACTCAAAACGTGTTGAGACTGTAAAAGAGAAAATGGTTAAGCTCGTTTATACAATAAATCACATCGACAATGATTATGCTGTTAGAAAAATTGATTGGATGAAGACTGCGGAAAACTTCAACATCAGGAATGATCGAATTTCTACTCCTGTCGCCGCCCCTACAGTTAAATCAGATGGAACAGCGATCTCTCATGAATACAACGATAATGGATCAGTTGACATTGTGTTGAAATGGGAGTATCCAAAATCTGATGAAGATCAGTACAACATAGATGGATTTGAAGTATATCTCTATTCCAGCGAATCCTCTGACGAATATGTTTTCGGTTCTAAAATGAGCCATGAGGAATTAGTCAACGTCAAATATGATAAGCGTTCCTATAAATTCACGGGATTAGCATCAAATAAATACTACACGCTTGGTGTAAGAGCTTATCGAAGAGTTGATGCTGATATTGAAAGATCAGGAGCTATTCTTTCAGATATTGTTCAATCGAAACATGCTTCTGAAAACCCCTACCTCCCTTCTGCTATTGCTGAGGTCAAAGGGAGAGTGAATGGATTAATTCAAGCTGTTTCTGAGGAAAGACCAGAAAATCCGGATGTAAACACTGTTTGGATCAATCCAAAAACAAATAAACAGGAATTTTTTGACGGTGAAAAGTGGATTGAGCAATCCGTCACATCTGCTGAATCCTTGAATGGCTACACTGCTGAATTGGCTTCAACTCCTAATACAATAGCTGTTCGAGATGAAACAGGAACAATTAATGCTTCAATTACAGGAAGTGCAACTCAACTCGGCGGTTATGACTCATCTGCGTATGTTCTCAAGTCTGATCTCCCCTCTTCCCCTCAATATGCAACAGGAGAGTACATCGGTGACGGAAAGCAAAGCAGAACAATCAGTTTAAACTTCATTCCTACTTTGGTCAAGATTTATTCTACTTCCCCTACTGATTCAACACTTATCATTCAAAACAGTTTAGGTGGCTACTCAATTCAAAATGGAGAAGTAGGTTCCTTCCTTAAAGGCGGCGATAAAACATATGGGTCATTGGATTTGAATTATTTTATTACCGGCTCAGATAGTAACACTCGTGGAAATAAATTAAACATTAAATATATCTGGGAAGCATTCAAACAAAATTAATACGGAGGTGATCCTTTGGAAGATACTCCAAAACTTTATAATGATCCTATTCTTTCTAAGAAGAGAAAAGGATCGATTGATGATCCTTACCAGCTTTACAATGAAACACAGGTGGTTTATAACGGAAAAGCTCAATTAACGGAAGTCCCCAACAGGGAAATGCGGGTTGAAGTCTTTGGGGATGACAAGATGTGGAAAGAAGTTGAAGACGGTGAGTTACAAGACGACTACTTTAGGGTTGATTACCTTAATGGAGTTGTCTATTTTAATGCCTCAAATGAAGGGAAATCTCTTCAATTTAAATACAGCGGTGAAGGTGCTTATTACTTCCCAGGCTCACGTATTTGGACAAAACGCGACGGAAATGAAGTTGTAGAAACACTCGACTCATTGACTGAAAGAACTCGAAAAGCTACGGAAGAATGCGAAGAAGCAACTGAGGAATCAAGAGAAGTTACAAAATGGACTAAGTATGCTACTTCAGATTATGAAGATGTGGTGGCTAACACAAGGAAGATATACCTCCCTAAAGTTTATACATACACAGATATCATGACTACATATCCAAACCCTCAAATCGGTTGGACAGTTGTTGCTGAAGACACACACATTGAATGGAGATGGGATGGCTTTGACTGGATCGATATTGATGTGTCAGATGCCTATGATGGATTCAATGTAATCGTCAGCGAAGTCCCTCCTAACAACGTTAATCACTTATGGCTTCAAGCCCCTGTCTCTCCATTTGCAGCAAGAATCAAAAAATCAGAGACTGCCCCCCTTACCAATCAAATATGGCTCAAGATCGAATAGCAATTCAGGAGGTATGTAATGAATTATTTAAAATATTATGATCCACTCTTGGAAAAGTGGGTCTCTATTGAACTTGAAGCAATAAGTTCAGACGGGGAAAGATGGACAGCCCCAATGATTACAGAAAAATTTAAAGAGGTATTAGGCAATATCGGCGACGTTAGACAAGATATCATCAATGTCAAAATTGAATTTCAAAAAGAAATCACCAATGTTTCGGATAAGATCAGCAACGTCGAAAAGATTATTGGCGATGTATCAAAGTTTAAGGTTATTGGTGACACCCTGGTTGATAAAATCATTAATGAATTCAATATGAGAAGCGTTAATGTTAAAGATTTTGGAGCAAAAGGAGACGGAGTAACTGATGATACCGCTGCATTTGAGAAAGCTATAGGAAGTGGATTTTCAAGTATTTACGTTCCTGATGGCACATACATGGTCAAAGGAGTTAAACTTCCCTCTTTCACAAAACTTTATGGTAATGGTATGAAGTCAGTGATTAAACTTCACCCTGAAACCCCTCCTACTACACATGTCATCACAAACAAAGATTATACAAATGGTAACTCATATATCCAGATCGAAAATCTTCTCGTTGATTGGAATTTAAATAAAAAAGACAACAAGATAGGATCGGGGCCAAATGCAAGTTGCGTAAACATCACCAATAGTCAATTTGTTTGGATTAATAAAGTTCACGCCAAAGATGCTGGTCTTCATGGTTTTGATGTCACCTCTCCAAAGTACAACTCTTCCTCAGATGGTGCTGAATACTATCAGCCTAAAGGTTCTAAGTACGTTTGGATCGACAATTGTACAGCTTGGAACTTTGGGGATGATGGATTCACAACTCACTTTTCCGACTACATTTTCATCTCTAATTGTTACTCATATGATGGAAATGGTTCGGCTCACCGTGCTGGAGGCAGTAACACAAATGGTTTTGAAATCGATGATGGTTCTAAACATGCATGGCTTATGAACTGTTATAGTAGAAAAAATTGCAGAGGTTTTGAAGTAAAAGCGCACGCTTTAGCACCTGCAGCCCAAGATGTTCATTTTGTAAATTGTTCCTCTGAGAATGATATCCGAGGCTTTGACTTCAGACATATTGGATTCCACCGCTCTTCAGATCCAGTTTCAAAAAGTGCTTTTAATGTTAGTGCTACAAATTGTAGAGTTCTTAACCCTATTTTCAACAGTTTATATGAAGGACTGTCTCCAAGAGCTCTGGTTATCTCCGCATTTCGCAACGTCAATATAAACAACTTCACAGCAATTGGAGATCCCTCTTATGACTACAAAGGAAACCCTGCAATTGCAACTCAATTTAAATCTAGAAACATTAATTTAAACAATATTTCCGTTTCTGGCTTCAAGACGGCTGAAGCAGACATTTACGTGATCGGAGGAAGTCAAAAATCTGACAACGTAAATATAAGCAATATCAATTCCTTTGAATCAGCGAGAGTCGGTGTAAGAATCGGCAGCAAAACAGAGAATGTAAAATTAACCAATGCAAGCTTAATCGGGTATGGTCGGAAAGATAGTGTTGGTGTTTATTGCTCGAATTCTCAAGCTTACATATTTGGAGTCACTGCTGAAAAGTATGGCAAAGCTTCAACAATCGCTGGCTATGATTACTCATATGTTCCAAACAACTTTAAAGGTGGGACAAGAGCTGCCACTACTTCTGGACATGTTAAAACATCGACGGGTTTTATCGCCGCTTCTTCAGGTACGCCAGAAGTTACTGGAGAAGCATCTGCAGCTATTGGAACAACTGGAGGAGCAAAGGCTAAAGGAGTTCGAACAGGGGTTTATTCTTCATCTGGCGGAAGCTCTGTTGATGGTTCCCGTAGCACAGTCATGTCTTCGAATGATTCCCATATTGAAGGTGAAAATGTCTCTAGAACCATTCTGTCTTCTGGTGGGGTTAAGCTCGGAGGAAATGATCGCTATATGGTTGTTGGCGGATATGGAGAAACCCCTTCACGTTCAAATATAAAGTGGATGCTTAACTCTATGAATGGAGACATCTCCGCCACAGGGAAGATCAATGGTGGAGCAACATTCAGTGACTACGCGGAGTATTTTGAAAGCCTTGATGGCAAAAGCATACCTTCTGGAACCATCGTTACCCTTGAAAAAAATAAAATAAGACCTGCTCAAAAATCTGAATTTATGCTCGGCGTTATATCTGAAACAGCAGGAACTGTACTTGGAAGCGCTGAGGTTTATTGGAAAGATCGTTATTTAAAAAATGAGTTCGGCGGTCTTATTTATGAAGATGTTCTTGATGAAAAAACAGGCGAATACGTCAAAATGCCTGTTGAAAACCCTGAATGGAAGTCAAAAAAAGATTATATACCAAGAGAACAAAGACCTGAATGGAATATCGTAGGACTTGTTGGACAGGTGTATATTCGCATTGATGGAACTGTCGAAGTTGGAGATTGCATTGAAGCAAATAACGGAATAGCTACAAAATCAGAGAACTCCACTTGGAGAGTTATGGAGATTACAAAACCATACTTTAAAAAGGATGGATATGGAGTGGCAATTTGCTTTATTAGATAAGTCGCTTGGACGATTGGAGGTTCAGATGAATACATTAAGTTTCTACAACAAAAAGAAAGATAAATGGGAAGACATCTACACTGTTGCGGTCACAGATGGGAAAAACATTCTCACCGCATCTGAATTGTTTGAGAGATTGAAAACTTTAGAGGATGAAGTTGCTAAGCTAAAAGGTAAGACTTAAAGGAGGTGATTCAATTTTAAATAAAATTTAGATTTTATTCAAAATACATATTAGCAAAACAGAGAAAACAAGAGCATACGTGAGAATGAAAGAGATTGGGAATCCCCCCAGTCTCTTTTTTAATGCTCAAAAACAAATAGGAGTGATTTAATTTGGTTAAAGTTGTGAAAAATTTCGTTAAAGTAAACAAATTTACTCGTCCTGGTATTAAATTGTCTGGCGTGAAAGGAATTGTGATGCACTGGACTGCAACCAATGGTGCTACGGCGCTAAATGAACGAAATTATTTTAATGACACTTGTATTGCCGCGGAAAGATACGCTTCTGCACACTATTTCGTAGACCGAAACGAAGCACAATACATTATCCCCGAAAACGAAATGGCTTATCATGCACACGATCAAAATCGATGCTATGTGAGCTTCCTTAAACCAAATGCTAACCAAACAGCAATTGGTGTTGAAATGTGCGTAGAGAAAAACGGTACAATTCATGATGAAACTGTGCAGAACGCTGCTGAATTGGTTGCTGATCTTTGTAAAAGATTCAAATTGTCTACAGATAAAATCGTCCGTCACTATGATGTAACGAACAAGAACTGCCCTGCTCCTTGGGTAAGTGACTCAAGCAAGCTCGCTGCATTCCGTAAAAAAGTTGATAGCCTACTTGGGAATAAGACAGTTTCCAACTCAACAGCACCTTCAAGCAACAAAAATTCTTCTTCATCATCTTCTGCTGCTAGTGGTTCCCTTAAATCAAAAGTTGACGGACTTCGTTTTTATTCTAAACCTTCATGGGAAGACAAAGATGTTGTTGGCACGGTAAATAAAGGCTATGGTTTCCCTACTGTTGTTGAAAAAGTGAAGGTTGGAAGTGCTTATCAGTACAAGGTTAAAAACTCTAAAGGAGCTACATATTACATCACTGCTTCTGACAAGTACGTTGAAGTTTCAGGCAATGTGAAAGCGGCCTCCTCCCCTTCTAAATCAACAGCTTCCAAATCCAGCTCTGGTTCTTCTTCCATTAAATCAGTGGGAAAAATTAAAATTGTAGGAGTGTCAAATGCTGCAATTGTAATGGACAAACCTGACCGTAATAACTCCAAAAATATCGGTACAGTTAAACTTGGCAGCAAAATTGACATTTCTGGATCAGTGAAAGGGAAAAATAACCCTAAAGGCTATTGGGAAGTCATTTACAATGGCAAACGCGGTTACGTTTCAGGTCAGTTTGGAACAAGAGTCTAACTGATCTTTAATTATCTTTAAGGATATTTGTTGATCTAAATTGATCAATGAATATCCTCTATTTCTTTTGGAGGTGAACAACGTGGGATGACGTACACCTTCTTTATTAAGGATAAAGGACGGTTGAATTTGTGGCTGAAGTAGATGTAAATACACGACTAAGTGTCTTAGAAGAAAAAATGAAAAATCATCAAGAAAAAATTACAAATTTAGAAGCAAGAACTGAAGACATGAGTCGACTAACAACCCTTATGGAACAACAAATCGAAATAAACAAAGATGCTCAAAAACAATCGCGAGAACAATTTGTCACATTGACTGAGATGAATAACAGCTTAAAAAATTTAAGCAAATCATATGAAAAGCTCGATAATCGAGTGGGCATTCTTGAGCAATCAGATTCCAATAGAAAAATCGACCCAGGTCAGTTCGGTAAAGATCTTATGTACAAAGTTTTACCAACCGTGATTGCAACATTAGTCGGTGCATGGTTGCTTATACATTTTGGACTTAAATAAGAAAAGGAGATTGATATTATGACTAAAATCAACTGGAAGGTTCGTTTCAATAATAAGCTTTTTCTTACTGCATTAGCTTCACAAACTGCAGTTATGATACAGGGATTAATTGCAGGGTTAGTTGGCTTGGGTATAATGGACATCGATTTATCTCAATTAGACAACTCGCTTAAAATCTCTCTTGGCATTGTAGATACAGTCTTAATTTACTTGTCTTTCTTAGGAATCATCAAAGACCCAACAACAAAAGGTATCTCTGATAGCGAACAAGCAATGGAATATGAAGAGCCAAGAGAATAATCGTAAAGGGCTGATTTGATGAAAACAACAATTACATACTCCCCGTACCCTTCAAACTTTTCGGAAGTCAAAATTGACACTGGTGAGGATAAGTCTATAACACTTCGCCTTGTTATTCCCCCTGTAGTTTCAGATGATGCTACTCCTTCTCCTGATAATTCGAATACTGAGGCTAATGTCGATCAAGCATCAACAACTACTCTAATGGAGCCTATCTTAAAATTTGAAGTTAACGATGGGATAGCAACTGAACAGGTCATGGATATGAACAAAGAGGACGCCACAGTTTTGCTGCAGGTGCTTAGAGATTTTTTAAAACAAATGTAACTCAGCTTAGAGGGGACTTTTCCCCTCTTTTAGTTTATTATGTAGAGGTCACATTTTTACTTAATCTAAATTTTACCTCTAGATAATAAAATTTTCCCAAAAACCCAGTTATATGGTATACTAAATGCTGTACAAAGCGGCTCACTCAAGGGCGGTCTGGCTCACTCCCGATAGAAAGGGGGTGAGAAAAATGTCAACTTATCAGAGTTTAACTTTGATGTTTATGTTCGGAATGTTCATTCTGGCATTGTTGACATATCTAAAAAAGAAATAGACCACCCTTGAGACCTGGAAAGTTACAGGGGTAGTCTATTTCAATAGAAAAGACACAAAAGAGCTTTGGCCGCTATTGGCCTGCTTTGTGCGATTGACTCGACTGTTCCCAGCAGTCGGGTCTTTTTTATTTTATGCATTTTTTTATAAAATAAAACTAATTTGCAATACTTTTGCTTAATAAAATGGCTTATGTTCCTTGTCTAAGATGTAATGCATTTCATTAATCTAACTAATATATCATTATTATGTTGTTTTATTGTGTCGTTGCTTCACCATTTATTATAGTCAATGGTATACTTCTTGTCAATGTAATGCATTACATTGATTAAGTCAATTAACAAAAAAAGACAACCAAATCATAGTTGTCTTTTTTGAAATTTCTTAAGTTGTGTCAACAACAAATGTGCTTTATTTATTGAGATCCTTAAGCGCATGTTTCTTTTTTTATAGAAGTGAATACAGATGGGTACAGAGAGACTGTATAAGCCTCTCTGTATTTTTTTGTTTTGTGTGGCTATGAACCCGCTCCCCTTGATGCAAGTAAGTTGATTGTGTTGTCTGTGTGGAATGTTTCATTAATGAATCCTGTAGCACCTGCTAAAACAAGCCCAAGAGTTGCAGTGATGAAAGCTGTTACCGCCAATTTTTTCATTATAAAACCTCCTTTCCTGTTAGTTTACTTGATTTTATGGCTTTTTCCAAGAAGTATGTGGAATCTTTGTAATTTTTTAAAGCTATATAAACATATGCCACATCCTCAGCTAGTGCCTCAATGTCTACATAAGCCTCTCTTGCCTCCAGTCTGTTGATAAATTCTTTGACTTGATCCACACCCTCAAGAGGAGCCGTGTAACAAATATTGAGAACAGAAAACTTCAAAGAAAAATTTATATTGTTTGTCTCTTGCGAAAATTCAAAACCTTTTTGTACCCATTCAAGAGCTTTGTCCACATTTCCTAATTTATAATTTGACCTTGCTGACTCATAAATACACTGCAAGTACATTATGGGAGCATTCTTTTTCAGATCATTTGTTTCAAAAGACTTGTTAAAGTATTGGATAGCCTCAGTATGTTTGTCCTCTTGGATTTTTAAAAAGCCTAAATCATAATAAACAGCAGATAATAAGTGATACTCATTCATCTTGATTAATCTATCAGCAGAGGCTTTTAACATCCTTTCAGCTCTCATAAGCCTTCCATCATCTATGTAGTTAAGTGCAAGCAGCACAGTACAGTTAATAGACTGTATTTTGTATTCTTCATAGGCTTGATAGATGCTCTTAGCTATTGAAAGGTGATGGAAAGAGAGTAAGGTTGTTTTAGTGAAGTAATAGAGGTTGCCTAGTTTATAATGAAACTCTGCTTTTTCTATTTCATCCTCAACATTGTCCAACATTCTCTCTGCTACCCTAAAACACATAAGAGCTTGAGAATAATTATTTTTTGCACTCTCATACATTCCTTTAAACAAAAAATAATCGGGTTAACCCCCTAAT